TCGTCGATCGCCTGATTGCGCAGGTCGTCGATGCGGCGGAACTTCTCGGCGCGGGCGGCGCGGATCAGGTCGCGGGCGACGTTCTTGGCCGTCGGCATGTGGATGGTGATCTTGCCGGCGGCGTTTGCCTTGAACGCGGCCTGCAGCTCGCTCTGCGGCGGCTGATCGGCGGCCGGCAGTTGACGGCCTTCGACCATGATGAAGGTGTCGGGCTGCTTCTTCTCGGTCATGCGTCTTCTCCTTCGAGGCGCCACGCGGCGCGAAATTTCCGGGCCTTGTCGATGCAGCCGTCGATGCGCGGCAGATCGTCGGTGCTCATGATCTTGAAGTGGTTGCAGCCTGGGGGCAGATCCCGCCACGCCAGGAACGCGATGGCCTCATCATGCGTCATCGGGCCCATCGGCTTGCCGTAGTCGAAGACGTTCCCGTCTTTGTCCCGCAGCGGCGCAGCGTCCTTGTCGCCCTCGAACATGGGCAGGCCGGAGCGCAGGTCCGCGCCGACGCACCGCTTGCGCTTGATGTAGCCGCCGGCCATCAGCGCGGCGATGAAGCGCGGCGCGGGCGTGACGACCTTGACGGCTTCCTGCGTTGCGTCGTGGAACGCGATGCGCGCGCTCGTCTCGACAGGAAACAGCGCGTGATGCGCCTTCTCCATCAATGCGAAGTCTTCACGCAGCTCCTCGCGGGTGGCAGTCCAGATCATGTCGGATCTCCAATGATAGAGACGTGAACGTAATCCCAATCAAGTGCCGTGCCTGTGCCCACGCAGCCCACAAAACTTACTGCGCTTGTATTCAGGATGGTTGGGACAACAGACCTTGCACTTGATGATGAATTTTCCACAGCGGCAGAAAGAGTGCCGGCTACTGAATAATTTACAGAAGGACGAGCGGATGAATAGTTTGTGGCATAAAACCCAACTCCACCGTCAGTAAGACTTGAAACATTGAAACTATCACGCACAGCAATAGCGCCCGTGCCATTCATATTAACCCAAACCTTCGCCGTCCCTTGCAACAGCGTATCCGCCGAAATGCTCGACGTGCCGACCCGGTTCCCGAAGTTGTCAGCGCGAACTGTGCTCATCACCGATCTCCGAAAATCAATAGGCCGAAATCTTGGTCGGTATCGCCAAAGCCTGAATTGTTTCTATATAATGTCTGGCACGAACCCGTTCCTTTTGTTACTACGGCGCCTGTTACTTGAGGGCTAGCGCCGGGCGACGTAGCGTAGCAATACAGGGCATTGCTCATCGCAACACTAAATGTAACTGTTGTGTTTCCAGCGCCAGCATCAGTCAGAGATGCCACCCCAAATCCGTCTACCAGCGCAGTAGAGCCTGCGTTGGTGACAGTCGCCCAAACCTTCGCCCGCCCCTGATTGATGTCGGCCGGGGCCATGCTGTTGCCGCCGCTGGCATCTTGGAGCGCCGCAGTCTTGACCGCCGTCGCAGCGTTGACAGTCTGAGCGGTTAAGGTGCTCATGGGATGTCTCCGAAGATGGCGCACATAGCGGTGTCAGGATCAGCGCCAGCGCCACCGTTGATGAACAAAACTCGATATGACCCAACAGTGGTAGCTCTTGGTGCAAGACTGTATTGAGAGCCGACAGTGATTGTCGCCACAATCGCTCCTGAGCTTACTCCAGTAAAATCCGCATTTGGCATTGCCGTTGAGAAAGTCGCCGTATAGTCGCCGGTTCCATTGTCAGTGAAGCCGGACACATTGAAACTATCTCGCGCCGCGATGGTGCCAGTTCCATTCAGATTGAACCGAGCACGCGACAGCTCGCCGCCGGTGATGGCCGGCGAGCCGGTGCCTGCGACGTTGGATAGCGTAGCTGCTCGGACCGTGCTCATATGACCACCAAAGTTGCGCCAGAGGAAACGGTCAGGGTGATGCCGGTGTTGACCGCCAGGGGCCCGGTCGCGGATGCGTTTTCGGTTGCGGCGATCGTCACGTCAGCGGTGAGGGTCTGCGCATTGACGCGGATGATGTCGCCGACGCGCGAGCCGACCGTGCCGTTGTTGCCGCGGAACATGCCGCCGCCGGCCGCGCCGGGCACGAAGTTGGTGCCGTTATAGACAAGCCCGTCGCCAGTGGTGGGCGGCGTGGTGACGAGATCGACATCGGTCAGATCATCGAGGCCGAGCGATGAGACGCGCCAAACGCCGCCGAAGAAGAAAAGCACCCGATTGGTGGCGATGTTGAATGCCGACCAGCCGGTTGACGGCGTCAGGAAGGTCCACGCGCTGCCGGTCCACGTCGCGACCTTCTCGCTCTGCCCTGCCCAGGCGCCGGAGCCTGCCGTCAGCACAAGGTACTGGTGGCCGGTGGTGGGGCTGCCGGGCGGCGCGCTCTGATATGCCTGCACGGTGCGCTGGGCGCCGTTGAGCGTGGCGGCTGCGGCTTCTGCCGCGGCGGCGGCGGCGATTGCCGCATCGACCTCAACTTGGAAGTCCTGCGCGTCGAACACCAGCTCGACATTGCCGGCCGCAATGTCGAGCGCGAGCGTGCCGAGCGACATGAAGTTGAGCCGGGCGACGTAGATGTTGTCCTCGGTCAGCGGATCGGCCGGGCCCGCCTGGATGAAGTCGTTCGTCAGGTACATCGTGGCCGTGGTCCACAGCCCGCGCCAGCGGCCGACGGGCTGGATGATGCCTGTCTCGCCGCTGCCTACGGTCGCGCCGATGATCTCGGCCACCATGGCCTGCTCGAAATAGACGGGGGCGACAAACTTGCCGTCGCCGTCGAGCGTCTGCGGGTTGACGAGCTGCGTCGATCCGGTCGGGTTGGCATAGAGCGTGGCCAGCGTCGTCGTCTTGGCGCCGTTGATGTCGACGGTGAAGAACCGGACCTCCGCGCCGACATAGAGCGGGTTGGCGAGCTGGAAGTCGCGGACGGATGCGCGGAACGCCATCGATCAATATCCCCGCCTGCGGTTGCCGTAATCGTAGCCGTAGCCGACATCCTCGGCCGGGCGCATGTCGGTGTAGTCTTCGAGCGCATAGCCGCGCGTGACCGGATCCTCGGTGTCGTGCTGCTGGTTCTCGAACGCATTGAGCTGGCGCAGCGCCAGATCGGCCTGCCGCTCATAGGCGTTGATCCGCTGCAGCGGCAGCGCGCGAACCGGGCCGGAGCCGATGTGCTGCGACAGCCGGTAGATGAGGTACTGCGACCAAGCCTGCCGGAACTCGGTGAGCCGGGAGCCCTGCGGCCGGTTGCCGGACACGCCGGACGGCGAGACGTTGGGCGCATAGCGCTGGATCACCAGCTTGAGCGTGTAGGTGCGCGTCTCGTCCGCGGAGAGGGTCGGATAGGTGTAGAGGGTCGGCGCCAGCAGGCGGTCGATGTAGACCACCTGGGGCGTGCCGACGACGCCCGGCTTCCAGATCCGCTCGCGGTCCTCGCGCGTCACAATCGTGATCGGGACACGGTTGCCGTTGTCGTCTTCGAGCGCGGCGTCGACCGGGAACTGGATGCCATCGCTGGGGAAGGCGGCGCCGAGCGAGGCCAGCAGCGGATAAGCCTGCTGGCCGGCCACCAGCGTCAGCGTGATCGTCTCGGGGATCAGGAAGAACAGCCGCGTCGTGCCCGCGACATGGGACATGGCAATGTCGAGCCACGTCAGCGCGCGGCGCAGCGTCTCGCCGTCGGGCGCGGAATCGGACGTCGGGAACTCGCCGATCATGGCAAGGGCCTGCTCGCAGATTTCCTTGGCTGTGAGCTGGCGTGACATTCGGCGGGTTCCTCGTCTCGATCAGGATGGTCCTCGGCGGCGCGCTCGCGCTTAGAACAGCGCGATCTCGCCTTCGTCCTCCGCCTCGGGGATGAAGCTGGCGAAGCCGTCGGCCTTGCGGTCGTCGACGGCGTTCTTCTGCTGCGTCGCCCGCTTGCTGGTCATGATGAACTCGATGATCGTCTCGCGGTCGAGAACCTGCGCCATGCTCTCGCCGTTCGGCATGCGCAGCGCGCGCAGCAGAAGGGCGCTGTGCTGCAGCTCCTCAAGCCGGGCGATCGTCTCGTCGAGCCCCACGACGATGCGCTCGCCGGCCTGCAGCTCGTCGGGCTGGCGCGGCGGACCCTTGAAGCTGATCGGGTCGCCGTTGGCGTTGGTCAGCAGGAAAGACGGTGTGCGCAGGAACTGCGCGGCCACGGCCCAGGGCATCTCGACGGGCTTGTTGTGCTCGAAGCGATAGGTGCGGATGGTGCCGTTGACGAGCATGCTGTGCTCGCGGTGGCCCGCGATGACCTGCCCGCCGGCGATCTGGTTGTCGGGCTGGGCGGTCGTGTCGATGAGGAAAGCCTTGCGCTCCTGCGCGGCGGGCGTCTCGGTGGCCATGGGGTGCGGTCCTTCTCAGATTGCGGGGTAGGCGTAGGCGATGCGGGAGAAAGGCCGGACGGGCTGCGAGAGCCCGCCCGGCCTCCCCGCAATCTGACCGGGATCAGGCGGCCAGGTGGTACGGCAGGATGATGAAACCCTTCGCCGTGTCGGAGCCGGCAGTGAGCGTGTAGGTGATGGTCTTGCCGGCCATCGACACGTTCTGCTCGGGGGCTTCGTCGCCCGCGTTCGCCGAGTCGACGACGAACAGCAGCGCGCCGAGCGTCGTCGCGCCGTTGGCCAGCGAGCCCTTGACCAGACCCAGCGCCGCCACGGAGGCGGTGACGAGGAAGCCGTCGGCGTCGCCGCCGTCGGTGGACAGGGTGCCGACGTCGATCGTCTCGGTGGCGTCGATAGCGGTCACCAGCAGCAGCGGGCTCGGCTGAATGGCGCCGGTCGCCGGGATGGCGATGCCGGTGTTCGTCTCGGTCGTCGCGGTGGTGTCGGCGATCGAGAACGGGATCTTCATCGTGCCCTGGCGCTCGTTGGTGGCGACGGCGATTTCGTTGAGGCCGGACGCCACGACGCCGCTGAGCGACAGGAAGTGCCCGGTCGGCGACATGATGTAGAGATCCACGCTGGCGAGCGTGTCGAGCGTCCAGAACTCGATGAAGCCGCGGGTGGGGGTCAGCGGGTTGGCGAGCGAGGTGCCGTCGGCATCGGAGAACAGCGTCGCCTTATCGGGCGTGCCGGCCTGGCAGACGATAACCTTGCCGCCCGCCGAGATGATGGAAGCGCCCGTGACGGCGTCCTTCAACTGGATCGAGAAGCGAGTGCGATTGGTGGCCATCTTGTTGCCCTTTCCGGACAAAGAAGAATGAAGGTGAAGGCGGCTGCGGTGCGATGGCCGGGCTTCATCAGCCCGGCCTCGCTATAACAATCAGGCGCTGGCGGCGGTCTTGACCGAGATCAGGCTGAAATCCTGCCGAGTGTTCGAGTCGAAGATCGACTTGAACTGCGGCTTGAGCATGCCGATCTTGCGGCCGGTACCGATGCCCGGGCGGTTGTTGTAATCGGTCTTGTCCGACTCCCGCCAGAACATGTTGCCGATCATCGCGATGCCGCCGGCCTGCGCGCCCATCATCAGCGCCTGCGCGCCGTCGACGAGGCCGCCCGATCCCCATTTGCTGCCGGACGTCAGCCCGGAGGTGTTGAACACCTTGTTGTGGCTGTAGAGGATCGTGCCGCTCACGGTCGCCATGGCGCCCTGGAACAGCGGGTTGTCCTTGCCGGGCTTCTCGGCGGTGCGAAGGATCGTCTGGTAGGTCGGATCCAGCAGCAGATCGCGCTCCTGGCGGGGGTGCATGACCATGGCGAAGTGCTGCTTGCCGCCGCTGCGCAGGGGCTTGAGGCGCTTCTCCTTGGCCAGCGTGTTCGCCCGCACGACGACGGACCACGACATCTTGTCGGATGCGGTGATCGAGCCCTCGGAGGTGGCCGAGCCGGCATGGATGATTCGGCCGCTCGTGGCCGCCGCGACGTCGGCCGCGAAGCGCAGGCTCGGGAGCTGCGAGTTGACGCGCGTCGCGCCGTCGGTGCGCAGGGTGTAGGCCCGGCCCGACAGGGTGAGGAACATCAGCTCGTCGAGCTTGTCGGACAGCCAGAACGCCAGCTTGTCCTTGCCCTGCTCGCGGAAGCGAATGACGGTGGCCTGCTCGGCCATTTCGCCCTTGGACTTCACGCCGTTGCGGAGCTGGTCGATGCGGATGACGATGGCGTCATTGACCATCGCCTCCTCGTTGCCGTCCAGCTCGTTGTCGCCGACGACGCCGTCACCGACGAGATCCTGCACGAGCTGCATGACGCATTCGAGGCCGCGATCCGTCTCGGTGAGCTTGGTCACGCGCTGGATGACGGAGTTGGCATCGCTGTCGCTGCCGCCGATGAATCCGTTCGCGAACCAGAACGACTGGTCGCGGCCGGCCTTCCACGTCTCAGCAGCCCACACGCGCTTGTTGGCGATGGAGAGTGCGCCGAAATCGGTAACGCTCATGGTGGTTCCCCTTTGGGGTCAGGAAGAACCGAGAAGTTTCCTACGAGTTGCGGTGGGCAGGTTGGCGAGTTCGTCGTCAGACATCGCCATGATCTGCTCGTCACTGAGCTGTCCGCTTGCGCCATCGCCGGCCGTTCCCATGCGGGCGATGTCGGGCGGCAGGTCAGCCGCTAAATTGAGCTTGGCCTCGCGCGCTGCTGCTTGGGGCGAGCGCGGTGCCTGTTGTCCGGTTGGCGCGGGCTTCGCGGCTGGGCCGGTCAGCTTCGTGCCAGTCAGCATCTCGCCGTACTGGTCGGCCATCTCGGCGATGCGCAGGCGGTACTGATACGCGCCCATGTCACCGCCCGGATTCCGCCAGCCTTCCGCCGCCAGGCTTTCCGCCGCTTTCCTTTTCAGGAACTCGAAGTCGGCCGGGCTTTGGATCAGCGTGATGTAGGGGTGGTCCTTCTCGATCTGCGCGGTGAGCGTGTCGAGATAGAGCTTGTCCCCTTCCGATGATGCGGCAGCGGCAGGCTTCGGGGCTGTCAGCTCGCGCTCCTCGCGCTCAAGCTGTCGCTCGATCTTCTTCATCTCGGCGTAGGTGATTTCGCCGTTGTCGAATTTCGTGGCGTTGGCCTCGATCTCCTGCTGGATCTGGTCGACCGTGCGCGCCGGCGGCTGTTGGGCTGCGGGCTTGTCCGGCTGACCGGGCTGCTGCTGCAGAGCCTTCATCGCCTCGATCTGGCCGGCCAGGTAGGCTTCGCGTTGGAGCGCTTCGTCGCGCTCGCGCTGCAGCTTGGTGGTGGCTTCGTCGAAACGGCCCTTGGGGATCATGACCGGGGCTGCCCTGCTGGGCTTGCCGGGAACGAAATCCGCGGGGTTCGGGTCTGCGTCGGCTCCTTCGATCAGGTCTTCGCCATCTGCTTGCCCGCCGCCCTTCTCGGCTTCGGCTGCGGCCTTCGCATTGGCTAGTTCAAGATCGTCGGCATCGACAATCGCGGGGCGAACGTCGGTGTCGCCGGCATCAACTGCTGGTCCAGACATAGTCTTCGCATCTCCTGTCGCGGGGCGATCGCGGTAACGCTCGATTTAGGGATCAGCGGCTCATCCCCTGCTGGCACGACCAACAGCACCCGAAAGACCCGGCTATGCCCCCGGTTATGGGCGGCGCCAGCAAATAAGCGCTGGCGCCAGATTCAGGGCTACTCGAAAAGGGGCGATCTTGCAATCGCGCAAAGGGCTCACGAGCGCGCGGACGGGGCCTTCTCGCCGAGCGCCCGGCGGAATTTGTGCTCGGGCTTCGCGTCGAGCATGTCGGTCTGCATCATCTCGAAGTAGGCGGAATAGGCCATCTCGCACCGCTGCACCTGCGACACGACGCCGGAGATCACGACGTCGGCGAAATCGAGGTGCTGATGGTGGCCGTCCTTCACCCAATCGGAGGTGAACTGCGGATCGCCGTCGCGGTCCAGCCAGATCCAGCAGCAGCGGTTGTATTCGACGAAGCGCTGCACGAGCCCGGTCGGCGCCGGATGCGTGAAGCAGCAGACCCACGCGCCGTCATAGTGAAGCTCGCTGTTCAGCATGCGCAGCACGTCACGCACCCAGCCAGCCTGCAGAGGATCGGCCTCGGGGCTGTACGGGTTGTACTCGCAATAGCTGCCATCCTGCATCTGGATCACGGCGAAGTGCTGGCCGTTGCCGTCTTCCAGCTCGCCCTCGGCGATGAAGCGGCGCAGCAGCGCGGGCGTGATGAGGGTTTCGTCGGAGAGCTTGTGGCCCATGGTGGTGCTCCTGTGAAAACCCCGCCGCCAGGACGGCAGCGGGGCTGGGGTGGTCAGCGGCCGGGCGCGTGCGTCAGGCGGCGGCGGCGTTGATGATGTCGAGCATGACGGCCTTGGTCGCGTCTTCCGGCAGCGGGATCGCGTTGGCGTCGGCGAACGCCTGCAGCTCGGCTTTGGTCATGCGCTCCATCGCGGGCGGCAGGACGATCTTGACCGCGGGCTCGGCGGCCGCCCGCTGCTGCGCGGCCTTCTCCAGCTCCTGATTGGCGCGCTGCGTCTCGGCCTTGGCCAGCCGCTGATAGTCCTCGACGTCGGCCACGGTCATCATGACGAAGCCCTCGGGCGGCGCCTCGGGGGCCGGGCCGCCGGTCAGCGCGGCGACCAGCTCGCCGGCGTTGGCGTCGGGCGCCGGGCTCGTGCGCAGCATATCGACCATGTCGGGCCCGATCGCAACGCCATTGTCTCGAAGCGCGACAATCAGCTCGCGCTCCTCGGCCGTGAACTCGTCGACGATCACGACGGGCTCATCGCGCTCAGGCGCCGCGGCGACCAGACCCGGGAACTGTTCGAGCGAGCGATCGGCGATCAGGACGATCGCGCCGCAATAAACAAAGGCGACGTGGCTGCGCCCGGGCTCGATCGTGGCGAGCGGCTGGGGCGTGCGGCTGCCGGGCGCGAGCGACATCACGACGACGGAGCGCTCGGAGCCGGTGGCCTCCGAATTGGAGATCTCGACGATACGGGTCATGGGAATGGTCCTCGGTTAGACCGGAGGCGGGGCGCCGCCGGCTGCTGGTGCCCCGCCGGGCGGCATAGCCTGCTGCGCTGCGGCGGCCGCCTGCGCGGCCTGCTGCATGCGCTGAATCCACTCCTGCTTGCGAGGCAGGGTGGACATGTCGATGACGAGATCCGCGAACATGGGGAGCTGCTGCTGAATGATCGGGCCCATCTTCTCCATGAGCTGCATCATCTCGTCGAACTGCGCGGACGCGAACGTGGCCGACATTGGCGCTTGATCGACGACGGCGGTGTATTTGCCGAGCGTGACGTCGCCCAGGATGCGCATTGCGCCGCCGCTCGGGTCTTGCTGCTGACGGTTGATGACCACCTGCGAGTATTTGCCGTCCTCGCCGAGCACCCGGTAGATGCGCTCCTCGGTGTAGTGGTTCTGGATCAGCTCGAGCCGCTTCGCGCCCAGCAGGGACTTCGAGCGCGCGAAGTTGTCCATGTAGAGCTGGATCGCGATGACGGCCTGCTTCTGCCGGGCCTCGATCGCGCGGCCGGACTGCACACGGTCCAGCTCGCCGAGCGCGGACTCGTTGATGCCGCTGATCTTGCGCATGTCCTCGTCGGCGTTCTTTTCCAGCCGCTCATGCGCGACTGGCGAGGCGGCCGGCTGGATCTGCTCGGGCCTTTGCTCGCCCTTCCACTTCATCGTGTAGCCAGGCGTCGAGCTGAACCGCTTGTGGCGGATCCAATTCTCGGGCGTCAGCGCGTCCTCATGCACCATCCACCCGCCGTTCGAGAGCTTCGACACCATGTCGATCTCGACCGAGCGGCGCTTGTTCTTCTCGCGCTGCGGATCGATCAGATCCTCGACCATGCCACGCGTGAAGCCGCGGCGGAAATACGGGAAGTATCCGGTCAGGCTGAACGACTGGTAGGGCGAGGGCTTGTTGTAGAGCAGCATGTCGCCGCACATGGTCGTCCACTGCACGCGCGACACCATGCGGCGCTGCAGCTTCACCGGGTTGTTGTTCATCTCGCAGAACAGCAGGATCTTCTCGAGCTGCTGCTGGGTGAAGTGTTCGGGCAGCACCTTCTTGTCGCCCGTCTCGAGGTCGATGATGACGTTCCGCTCCTCGCGCACATAGTGCTCGGTGTCGATGATGCGGATCGATTTGCGGGCGGTGTCCACGAAGTCGCCCATGGTGGCGTAGAAGGTGTCCCACCAGTCGTCGTTGCGATCGTCGCGGTTGCCCCAATAGCGGACGGGCGTCACCTCGTCGCCAACAACAACGGAGCTGATCGGCGCCAGCGGCGTGCGCCCCATGGTGTACGGTCGCAGCAGGTCGGCGGCGTTGCGGCCATAGGTGGCTTCCAGCTCGTCGATGCTGACCATCTTGGTCTTGTTGATGAAGCCGCAGGTCTGGTTGAGGTTGTAGGTGTCGCCGTCGGGATCCGGCATGACCGTGAACGGGTCGCAGGCGCGCGTGATCGCCTCGCCCAGGTCGTTGTTGTCGAAGTCGAGCAAGGTCTGGAACCAGCCGCGGCCGGTGACGATGCCGTCCATGAACACCTCGGCGTCGACGTACTCCTGCTGGGTGATGATCGCGATGCTCTTTTCGAGCTGCGACAGGATCGTCGCCACCTCCTCCGAGCTGACCGAGTCCGTGCTCGGCTGGAACTTGATGTCGGACTTGTTGTTGCGCTGATAGCCGAGCACCAGCCGCACCAGCGGCGAGATCGTGTTGAACGTCAGCGCGGGGCGATCGACCATCGCCTTGATCTGGTCGAAGGTCCATTGCCGGCCCTCGAACATGTCGACGGCCTGCTTTGCGCCTGGCGCCCATTTGCCAAACGCCGCCGCCGCGCGCTGGTGGCGCTCGGCGTGGACCATGACAACGGCCATGTCCTGATACGGCAGTTGCTTCGGAGGGAGCGGGCCATAGCGCATTTGCTGTTTCGTCAGCCTTCCTGTTCGTTTTGCCCGCCGCCGCTTGCGTTTTCCGAAGATGCAGGCAGCTTTGCATACTCTGCCTCGTAATCGTCGGCGTAGGCTTGCAGCTCGGCAGGCTTTGACAAGATGACGTTCTGCTCGAACTCGTGACCGCCAAAGGCGACGACGATCTTTGTGTACGGGCCGTTGCTTTCGATGATGCTATAGGTTGCCATCAGATTGTCCTCGACAGCATCACCTTGACCTGACCAACGGCCACTGCGGTTGTGTCGTTGTCGGCGACCAAGCCCGTGATGCGGATCCCGAGCCCGAGCGCGAAGCGGAAACCCGCGAACCCGATCGGCAGCGTCGCGACGCCTGGAACGCCCGACACGGCCGCGGGGACCGGGATAATCATGGCAGGCACGTCGGTTGATGCCGGCGCTGTTGCCTTGTTGTAGAGCTTGACGAAGGCCACGGCTGCGCCCGTGTTCGTCGCATAGAAGGCGTGCAGGCCGCTGGTGCCTGTGAGGATCAAAACCTCATTGGTACTCGCGGCGCTGTTGAGGATGTAGGGAGTGGCCGGCACAACCGGGCTGACCGTGCCGCCCGTGACGCTTGAGGTGACCGATCCCGTTACAGAGACCGAGCCGATCGCCGATGTGCCCGCGACGAGGCGGGCGCCGATTGCCTGCCCCTCGACGGACTGGCCGCGGCCCGCCGTAATCTCGGCGGTCAGCTCGGCATAGTCCTGGCAGTTGATGAACTGGAACTGCAGGTTGACGGCCGTCGGCGCGGCGCCGAGCGCGACGCGGCCCGAGCCGGTGACATAGGCCCCGGCGAAGGTCGTGCCGGTCAGCTCGATGGTGTTCGCGTCGACGACGGTGATGGGATAATTGCCGCGAACCTCGGCGGCGCCATTGAGAACGCCGTTCAGCGCCTCAACCCAAACGGTCGGCGTGCCCGTGTAGCCGTGCGCAGTCGATGTCAGGCGGATGACGCCGCCGGTACCGGAGACGGCGCCTGTGATGGCTCGCCAAGCGGCGTGATTCATCGACCGGATGCGCAGCTTGTAGACGGCGCTCGGGTCGGGGATCTGCTGGTGGCGAACGTAGCTGTTCGAGCGGCCCGTCGTGGCGTCGATGGCGCGCGAATGGAAGTAGGCTTCGTCGCTGAACGGTTCCAGCTCGATGACCGAATAGGATGCGGTGGTGACGATCGTCGCCGCGGCTGATGCCAGCGGCACAAGCCCGCCATTCTGCACATAGTAGAGCATCTGCGTCGCGGTCATCGACGCTGCGCCGCCGATGTCCACCTGGATGCAGTGCTTGCCGTCGGGGATCCCGGTGACAGCGTCGACCGAAACGATCTCGAGGATGTGGTGGTTGTTCGCGTTGCGCGTGTTCAGGACGCCGAACATGGCGCGGAAGGGGATCGTGAACGTCTCCTTCGTCAGCAGCTCGGCATAGGCCGCCGCCGTCGTGCCGCTCGCGATCGTGAGCTGGCCGGCAGAGTTGACCGCCGTCATGCCGCCTGACAGCGTGACGTCCCACTGGTCGGTCAGCGGCCGGGTGAAACTGTCGCGCCACTTTTTCTGCATGCTCTTGATCTTGAGCATGTCGTCGCCAGCGTCATAGCCGGCGATGGTGACCGCGCGATCGGACGCCAGGACAACCGGCAGCGATTCGGCGGCGAGCGCGACGCCCGTGCCGGTGACAAGCGCGGCGTCTTTTTGAACGCCCAGGGCATCGACGACTTTGATTTGGGCCATGTCAGCCGATCCCTATCGACCGCAGCGCCAAGAGCGATGAGTTGTCGGGTGATGTGAAATCGAGGGCCGGCGCGACAAGCTCGATGTCGTCGACGAACCCGGGCTTGATAGTGCCGATCAGCGCGGCCCGCCGCAGAGCCGAACGGATCATCAGAAGCTCCGCGGGATGAGCGACAGGGTGCGTGCAGCGACTTGGTTGACGGGTAGCGCCAAGGTGCCGCTGCGCAGCTTGATGTGGTTGCCGAGCGCGATCGTCTGGCTGAAATCCATGACGACGAGGCGGCTGGCTGCGACGGTCAGCGTGATCTCATTGCCCGCGCTATCGTAGGCCGGGAAGAAATTGGCACCGTCGTAGCTGGTGAGGATGGTGATTGATGCGGCGGTCCACGCCGCTGGCATCAGGATGGCGGCCAGATGCAGGCCGCCAAGATCCACGATCGCCGATTCGGACGCGCCGGTGGCAATGACGGCGTCGATCTTGCCAATCTCGAATGGCCGGTCTTCCGGGCGCAGCATGGCGGCCCTCCTTCATGCGAGAGGCGGGCGGTCGATTAGGGCGTCAGCTTCTTCCAGCCGGCGGCCAGCAGCGACGTCGCCTGATAGAAGGCTGCGTTCGTCGTGTCGAAGCATTCCTGCCCGATGAACTTGGGCGTGATGTTGTTGGTCGGGTCGCCGGCATAGGTCGTGTAGACCAGCCGCTCCTTGATGGTTTCGCCGTTGACGTGCCAGGCGGTGCCGAAGACGGCGTCATACTCGGCGGATGACATGGACATGGGTGTGGCCCTCGGCGCGCTGATGGGAGGCTGCAGCATCGGGCTTACCGTGGAACCGGCATTTTCGCAAGATCGCAGCTCGAGCGCCGATCAGGATCTTGCACGCGCGGAAGACCGGGCGGCACAACGAAAAGCCCGCCAGCCACGGGGGCCGGCGGGTGCTCGAATAGGTCCGAAAGTTTAGGGAGGAAACGCCCAAGGAGGGCAACCGGCCGAAGCCGGCGATCAAGTGGTATCCGATCCGCCGATTGTCGACAAGATCGGGGCGGTCGATCCCAGCGGGTTACGCCGCAGCTCCTCGATCTCCGCATGCAGCCGGCGGGCGCTGCCCTGTGCCTAGCAGGCGAGCCGAACCATGAAGCGGTTGCGCTTCCGGCTCACGCCCGGCGCGTCCCTGTAAACCCACTCGATGTCGTTGATCGTGTCGAGATAGAACATGGCGGCCTTCGCCGCCTGCGCCCGCTCGTCCATCATCCTCGAGAGGATGCGCTTTCAGTGGTCGATCATGCTGTCATCCAATCCCGTTCTTCGCCCTCGGCCATCAGCTCCTCCATCCACTTCGCCGTCGTCTCCTCCTTGGGGACCGGGAAGGTCAGCGGCACCTCGGGATCCGCGATGCGCGACAGGGCGTCGAGCATGTCGTCGTGCGTCACGGTCGGGAAGGGCTCGTACTCTTCCTCGATGAACGTCCGGATCAGGTTGTGGCTCCGGCCCTCATAGTCGGTGCGCACGACGCCGCGCTCGGGCAGCAGGATGTCTTTGCGCTCAAACCATGGGACGAGCCGGGTGATGCGGCTGTGCTTGTCCAGCGAGCCGCCCAGCTCGGTGATGGTGAACTGGTAATTCTCGCGCTCCATGATGCTCTTGTGGTGCTCGATGTCCGCCTGCAGGCCGTATTGCTCGTAGCCGACGAAGTAGGGCCGGTGCGTCCGGTGCAGGGTGAACAGCATGCGCTGGCGCTCGACCAGATTGAGCCGATCGCGCACGACGTCGATAACGCGCACCTTGCGGTCGCCGCCCAGGCCGAGAACCCACATGGTCGTGTAGTCGTTCGTCTTGCGCTTCTTCGAGCCGGCCGGGTCGACGAGGATGAGCCGGTTGAGGTTCGACAGCTCGGACGCCGGCCAATAGTCCAGCCACTCCTGTTTGAACCCTTGCTGCTTGTCGGCGGTCGGATCCAGCAGCATCTGCGCGCCGAAGGTGTACGGCCCTTGGAGCTGGCGCTTCTCGGCGAGGGTGGCCGGGCTCATCAGCACTGACTTGGTCCAGTCCTCCGTGCCATCGCTGGTGCAGGCGTGGATGCGCGGCTTGATGCCGCGCTCGATCATGGTGCGATAGGTGTCGAACATGGCGTAGCGCGTGCCAATGTAGCGTTTGTGGCCGCCCTCGGTGCCGAGCGAGTTGGACAGCTCCCAGGCTTGCGTCGTCTTGAGGATCATCTCGGGCGAGACGTTATCCTGCGTGACGACGTCGTCGTAGTTGATGATGAAGAAGTGTTTGCCGACCGGCTGGCCGTCGACCAGCCCATGCGCCTCGACTGTCGCCTCTTTCGGGTTGGTCTTGCGGATGACGATCAGGCCGTCGTCCTCGGACCATTTCGGCGCCTGCCGCTGCGGGTTGGACCACAGCACGTCATCGAACAGCGCTTTCAGCTCGTCGTTCGATTCCATCTCGTATTTGAGCTGGCGCAGAAAGCCCTTCGCGCTCGGCTTGCTGAACGAGAGGATGCCGATCGTCACCTCGCGGCCGTCATAGCGCTGCTCGGGATCCTCGCCGTGGCTGGCGAGAATGTCCTGCAGCAGCAGCCCGAACGTGATGATCGTCGACTTGTAGTGCTCGCGCGCCCACAGATCGAGCCGGCCGTTGGGCTCGCGGAAGACCTCGCGACACCGATCGAACAGCCAGTCGCGGTTGAGATCCTTGCGCCTGCACAGCACGGTCAGCAGGTAGAACAGGTCGTTGCGCGCCAGCCAGCGCCGGGCGAACCGGACGATGTCGGGCCCGCGCTGCGCGGCCGCGTCTTCGACGTCGGCGTAGAACCTAATCGCCGCCAGTCTTGTCTGCGGTAACCGTTCCGCTGAGAGCATCGCCGAATATCTCCATCAGGGCCGTGCGCCGCTCGTCGCGGATCTGCTGGTGCAAATGCAGGTGGTTGTGGACCTGCGGCGCGGCCGGCGGCACCGGGGGTGGGTTGTGGCCCTCGTCAGCATAGCCCATCACCTTCACGATTTCCTGCAGGGCCGACAGCTTCGAGTGCATCTTGATCGAGATGGCGCCGTCCTGGCCGCGCTTCACCTCCGCAATTGCGACAGCCGTCTCGGCGTCCAGCTTGTCGGAATCGACGAGCGCGACGTCGTTGGCGTGCGTGACAATCGGCTCGCCGTCCTCCGTCTCGCCGGTGACCGTCGGGATATTGCCCCACTTCACTGCCTTGCGGATGTCGGCGAACCCGATCGCGGCCAGCTCGGCGACGACGCGCTCGCGCGTGACGCCTGCCTGTTCGAGCGCGCGGCGGCTGACCGCCTGAATGGCTGCCAAGACGTGCGGCTTGCGCTCAAGCTTCCAGCCCTCCTTGTGCGCGTTCTTCGCGCCATAGCCCGCCTTGATGGCTGCCTGCGTTTTGTTGGCGCCCTCGAGCCGGGCCGCGACGTACAGCTCCTCGCGCTTCGACAGCCGCTTCTCGGTCATGGCTGCTCCTTGGTTGAGCGGGCGCGGCGAATGTCACCGAGCGTCAGTTTATGGTGGTTCAGCGTCCAGTCGTCGGTATCAGGGCCGAGAACCAGGCCCCCGGCGTTGTCGGCCTCTCTCGCGAACGGCTCCAGCGCCTTTTCCAGATCAGCGATCCTCTCGTCCTTTGCGAGGGACGCGGCTTCGGCGGCGAGGGCGCGGGCAAGCGCCGCGTCCGATGCGGCGGCCATGTCGCCCGCGCCGGCTTCGTAGCCGCCGTCATAGTCGCGCGTTTCGTCGCCAAGCTGCGTCAGCGCCTCATCCCGCTCTGCCTCGGCAGCGAGTTCCCTTGATAGGGAGGTGAGGGCGGTGGCGGCTTCGCGGATGAGCCTAACCGCGTCATAGACCACACGGTGCGGCTTATCTGACCAGTTGTAGGCGTGGAATGTACCCTCTACGGCCTCGCCGGTAATCGCGAGGTGCATGGCCTCCGCCTCAAACAACAATCTCTCGCACAGCCCCTTCACGTCATCCAAGCTTACAAGATCGGACATGTCAGTCTCCTTGAGTGAGGGCGGCGCTCCAACGGCACACGACCTCGCGCTTGAAGTCGAGATAAAGACCAAAGCGATCAATCGTTTCTTGGCTGTCCAAGTCGTGCCGAATGAGGTGCGACATCGGGGTAATTCGTCCCAGCGCCAGACGCGCAAGGATTCGCCGTTTGCTCGGCGCTTTTCGTCTCGTCACCTTCCCCATCACGCATCCCCCTCGGAGAGGGCGCGGCGGCCGGCGTCAGTAATTTCCCACTGGCAATTCTGACTGTCGCCAGTGCCGAGATTTTTCAGCAAGCCAAGATCAAAACATGCGCCCAAAGCGTCAATATCCGGCAGGCTCTTGCGGGCTTCGAACCTCCGAAGCATTTTGAGAACTCGCGGGCTTTTCGCCGTCAGCTTCGTCGCGCTCATTGCTTCATCCTCGTCGCGCTGGAAGAACATGGGGCCTGCCAGGGACATGCGGGGCGCTTATCCCATCACATCCCATCTCTGATTGTGCCGGGGCTCGGCGTTTCGTCAACGTTATCAGAATGTTGGGCCTGTATTCCAGCTATGGGTATAGTTGGAGAAGCCGAACACGAGAGAGACGGCAATCAGGGCCAGAACGATGCCTGCGAAGGCGAGGAAAGGCAGACAGGCGACGATGATGCGCCCGAACCAGAGGTTAATCATGGCCCATGTCCCTCCTGGGGTGGGATATTGTCGCCGAAAAATTTCGACGCCTGCGGCGTGAGTGTGATTGGGGCCGGGGCGGGGCGGGGTCGCTCCCACCATTCCAGCAGCATGTGAGCCGCGCGCTTGAGCATTGCGGCTCGTCGCTCGTCCTTGGGCGCGCGGGCGTTCCATGCAGCGGCGAACATGGCGCCGTGCTGGCGCCCGTCGGTAAAGGTGACGCCGATGGCGGTATGACCGTACCAGTCATCGTCGTCGAACGTGACCTTGGCCGCGCTCGGGCACTCGGCCTGGAACGCGGCCAGCTCGTCGTCTGTGATCCTGATGCTCATGACCTTTTGCATCCACATTCGAGCATGCCAGCGATGTATCGGTGCTGCAGCATGGCGATTCCGGTTCCAAGCGGATGCCGGGTTCCGCCGATGCCAGACCAGTGCGTCGCGGTGACGTCGCTGGCGCTGTTGTATTCGACCACCGCGAGCGCGGTGATGTCGCCTTTCTGCGCGCGGATCAGCATATCGGCCAGCATGTCAACGATGTCCGCGACCGGCTGTCCTGGCACATGGTTGCCGTGGATCGGGATAATGTTGTCGCTCATAGGCTGCCCCATACCAATCCGATGATGATGCCGATCAGCAGCCACAGCGCGGGCTCCATGACGATCATGCGTCTTCCTCCTCGCGGCTTCGCCGCCGGCCTGCGCGCAGCGGCTTGGTGAACATGACATCAATCGGCTCGATGCCTGCCTCCTGCAGCTCGTCACGGTCGACGATCGCTGCTGCGCGCTTCGCGCGCACGCTCATGCCTATCACGATGCGCAGGATCCTGACGGCTGCCTCGTACTCGTCCTTGGTCACGTCGCCCAGGCGCCGGTTGATCTGGCTGTAGGTCGCGCCTTCCTTGAACAGGGCGCGGATCTGCGCCGCCCTGCTCATCGGCCGAACCAGCGCTGGACGGCGGTGCGCATGGCGTGCTCGGTCAGCGTCTGGTTCCCGGGCACGATGCCGATCAGCTCCAGCTCGTCACCGTGCGAGATCAGCAGGGCGTGGTCGCCTGACGGCAGGTGGCGGATGGTGTTGGGCGATGGCAGCTCGGCGAACGGCTTGCTGCGGACGTCGTCGTAACTGGCGAGCGCGACGATGCGCGTCTGGTCGGTCGGGAGGTCGCGGCGCATGGCGCGGTAGACGTCAGCGGTCGCGCCGCTTGGCAGGATGCGGGTGAGCGGCGCTGGCTTCATGGTGGCCGCCGCCGCGGTGAACTCGGCAATCTGCTCTTGCGTCCATTGCGCCGGATCCAGCGGGCGGGGATGGACGGCGTTGATCCTCATCTCGAGCGCTGCGCGCGCCTTCGTCTGCGCGTCGAGCCGCTGTTCGATCTCCACGATGGTGCGCTGGATGCGCTCCAACGTCGCGTCGCTCTTGCTGATACGGTCGAGAAGCGCGTCGACCACGTTGTTCAGCTCGTCGATGTTCCTGGCGGTGCCCATGGTGGTGTCTTCCGGTTGGTGCGTGAGGTGAGGGCCGCGGCAGCTTTCCAGCCATGCGCGCAGCGGCGAGACGAAGGGGCCGGTCACAGCGGCAGCTCGCGCTGGGGCGTCCATTTCAGGGCCCATTTGCCCTCGAACGTGACGCCGTAGAACGTGCCGCCGATGAATTGGCCGTCCTCGTCCTGGCCGCCGCGCTCCAAGCGCAGCAGCCCGCGCGCGACGAGGCTGCGGATGATTTCGCGCTGCGCTTTCGTGGGCTCGCCGCCAAGAGCGAGGTGGGCGCGGCAGCCGCACCAATCGTTCTCGTCGCATGTGCGGCGGAAACCCTCGACGATTGCGCGCTCATCAGGCGTCAGCGGATCAGCTGCGTCGCGCTCGGCGTCGCCGCCGTCGGGGTTGTCGCGGTTGCGTGTGGTGGTCACGGGTCGGTCGCTCCTGTCGCGAGGGGCTGTTGGCGGCTTGGAAGCAGAGCGCCGGGTGTCAGATACCATGTGGTGGTTCCGACGCCCTGCTTCCTCGCCATCCACCGCGCGGGGGCGTGCGCGGCAGGTTCTATCCGGCCCGTTGAAGCACGGGCGGGCGCCACGGGCTTCTCCTCGAGCATCCGACGACGGGGATGCTCCCGCCGGGGCCAGACTTCGTTGCCCGTTCGGGCGAAACTTGGCTCGAGGCGCGCAATGGCCTCGAGCTTCGGGGCGCTTTAAGTCCGCTCGCCCATCGGCCCGGATTCCGTCACCTGCGATCAAGCTGCGCGCGCAACCTGGCAGGGCCGTGTCATCCCCCGGCGAGGATGTCGTGCGCCCTTACGGGCGAAACAGCAGCCGGGCTTGCACCGGCATCACGGTCTTGCACCTGCGCGAGCCGGATTGCTGCCCGATCCGCTTGGGGACTCGAACCCCGCTGCACCGCTTCCCGCTTGCTTAGGCGGGCGATAGGTTGGGCCAGGACGCAGCGGGCATTCGCCCCGCACCGCCCCGTCACGATTTCTGCAGCGCCATTCACCTCGCCGCTTCGTCGTCGAGCCCCACGACACCCCGCCCAGCGGCGGCATCGCGATCTCCAATTCTCGGGCCGGTCGCGGCTTTCGGGACGCGCCGGCCTCTGACCGGCGCTTTGGCCGGCGTCAGGCGTCGGTCGCCACCCTCGGGTTCTCTCCGCGAGACAAAAGGCGCTGCAGGAACCCGAAACCCCGCCCACCTTACCGGACGCCCTTGCGGGCGAATTGGTTGCGGAGGCGGGATTTGAACCCGCGACCCTCGGCTTATGAGGCCGATGCGCTGACCGCTGCGCCACTCCACGACTGCAATCGACACGCTCGGAGACATCGCGTCAAGTCACCAAAAGTGACGAGCCTCGCGCGAAGGCGGGCCGCAAGTCGTTGATATTGCTGCGAAATAAAAAACAGTTGACGGGTCCATTTTGGGGCTTATTGTCTCCACCGGAGACAACGCGAACCCCAGGAGACACCCCATGCAGACCCCGTTCACCACCGCCGCCACCGCCGCCCGCGCCGAGGGCGAAACCGTCCTGGCCAACCGCTTCACGGCCGAGGGCCGCGTCGCCGGCAAGCTCATCACCGCCGCGCTCGATGCCGGCTACGTCGTCTCCGTCTTCGACGGCGAGGAGTGGGTCGGCAAGAAGCTCTCGAAGAAGACCGAGATCATGGCGCTGCTGTTCAGCACCGACGAGGACCAGCTCATCATCCGCGACGCGACCGGCAACAAGGTCGGCTGGTTCTCGCTGGTCTACGGCAACGCCGAGGACGGATCCGAGCTGATCGCCGATCACACCGACAACCCGGAGTGCATGGCGCTCTACCGGGCCGTTTACCCCGACGCCTGACCTTCACATAGGAGCCCGGTTCCGCCGGGCTCCGAATGAAGGCAGCCCCCACCAGAAGGACGCGACCATGACCATCACCGTCACCTACCGCTCGATCGACCGGGTCCGCATGACCCGCAACTTCAAGACCGTCGAAGGCGCTCGCCGCTTTGCTATCAAGTGGGTCGGCACCAGCTATGACATCGGCTGCGGCTACGCCGTTTCCTACGACGGCATCGGCAAGATCACCGTCAAGGGCGTCACGCTCGCCGCGCTGTTCGGCACCGAGCCGGCGGCCGAGCCGGATCACCTCGACGAGCAGGCCGTCTACGAAGCGGCCGAATACGGGGATCGCCCCGTTCGGCGCTTCAACGGCTGCCGCTGCTGCGACCAGCAGCTCTACCGCGTCGGGTGCGACTGCGGCGCCGAGGACGAGCCGGCGCCCACCTACGAATCCCTGCCTTTCTGATCTCAGCGCGTGCCGCCCGCAAGGGCGGCAGTCACGGGGATCAGCCCGACCACAGGAGACGCGACCATGAGCATTCTCACCTTGCTGAAAGAAGCCCTCGCGCCGCACGGCTACAGCGCGCGCCACATCCCGGGCGACGAGCTGGCCGACGACTGCCTCGAAATCCTCGACGCCGACCAGCAGGTCACCGAGCTGGAAGTCCAGATCTACCACGAGGGCGGCGCGATCTATTACGTCAACGAGTGGGACGGCGACGGCCTCGTCACCCACTACAGCGGCGGCGTCGCGGCGCGCGCCGTCGCGGTCGTGCTCGAACGCCTCAAGGTGTCGGCATGAGCATCGACGTCCAGATCGCTCTCGCGATCATCCCGCCGCTGGTCCTGTTCGTCGGGATCACCGTCAGCCACATCGAAGCGGTGCGCGCCTACGAGCGCAACAGGAGGAAGTGATGAAGATCACCGACATCGAGCAGATCGCCGAGATGCTGGCCAACGGCATGACGGCAGCCGAGATCGCCTACACCTTGGCCGACTGCGAGGCCGAGACGCGCGAGGCCGAGGATTTCGAGCGCAACGCCTACGGCCTGCCGGACGACGAAACCTGCTCGCGCGACGCGATCTACAACGACCGGCTCGACATGGGCCGCAACGACGCCGGGGAATGGCTTGGGTTCATGTGACGCCAGCTCGCGCCGGCCCTTTGCGGGGCCGGCGTTGGCGGGCGCCAATGCCCGGAATCGAAAGGACGCGACGATGAACAGCAGCAGAGTGACACTCCCCGGCAAGGCGCGGCGCGCGCTGGTGCTGGTCGATTCCGGTTTCGATGTGTTTGGCCCGATCGATGACCGGGGCGACGATACCGAGATCGTTGAGGTGACCCATGACCTCGTGCTGGTCGGGATCCAGATCGGCCGAGCGGCCGTCGGCTTCTTCGTGCTCGCCAATGGCGTGCGCACCGGCCACGATCAGATGTTCGAGGCTACCGCGCACGCCTGCAAGCTGGCGCGGGTCTGGCTGGCCGATCGCCGCGAGGCGGAGGCCGCCGCAGCAGAGACGCCGGAGGGGCCGGCGACGTCGCCCACCACGAGCATGCACATCACGGTGCCTGTCGGCCTGCTGATCGCCTGCTATCACGCCCTGCAGAGCTATGTGTACGGCAACAGCGCACCAGCCCTCGCCAAGGCGTGCGCGGACGAGCTGGCGCCGCACCTGCCGCCTTCCGCCGGGGCTCGGCAGGCATGAGCGCGCATATCTTCAACGTCAGCGCCCGCCGCGTGGGAGGCATCCGCTTCCTGCGCGTCGGCCGCCTCTGCATCTCCTTCTGCCTGACGAGCAAGCCGGCCGTAAACGATCCGCGGCCGGCGGCAGTGCAGGAGGATCCGGCGGCGCCGCCCAGGGGCATCCCTGCGGATGTGTGGGCCCGCGCCACGATGAGCTGGTGACATCGAGATTTCAGGAGAGACAACATGATGGGTGCTTTTCTCATAGTGTTCAGCGGGTCCGTTTTCGGGCGCTTGCCGCCGGCCGCCAACCTCAACGGCCGCGACATGCAGCCGGTCTACGATCGCGTTATTGAGCAGGCGGCCGACGTGCTCAACGCTTGGCCGCTGGTCGACCTCAGCGACATCGAAGCCTGCGAGGAGCGGCTGCGCCGCGCCAACTGGCGGCAGATTGCCATCGACGAGTTCATCCGGCCTGCGATCGCCCTCGCCCGGTCCAGCCGCGTCGGGGGGCCGCGCTGATGTTCGGCTGGCATGTCCTCCGCGCCACTCGCTACGGCGAGGATCGGCTCATCGCGGTGCCGCTCGGGAAAGGCCAGCGGCTGCGGATCCAGTCGCGGTGCGCCTCGTGGCGGCCCAGCCAGGCCGAGCGCTGGACCCTGACCGGCGGCCGGGCGAGGCGCCAACAGCCGCCGGGAACGATCGTCGTGCCACCGGAGCAGCTACACGGCGCCCGCATCGAGCGGATCTCCTAGCTGCTGTCCTCGAAGGCGAAGACACCAGACGCCGGGGCCTCGCGCTCCGGCGTTTCGCGTTTCCAGCCCGGCGGCCAGCGAGATTCAAACCACCAGCCCCCCTTGGCGTCGGCCATGCGCTTCCGAGTGTGCTGCGCCCAAGCGTCAAATTCTGGCGTGTCCTGCATGGCGTAGAACCGTCCGCTGGCGGTCGTGTCGCCTGTCAATGGCCCATCGCCATCGGCGAGCATTGGCGCCCAGCCTCGGCGCTCGCACTCGTTGGAGCACCAGTTGCGAAACGTGGCATCCCAATCGAGCTTTGCGCCATCCTTTCCGGCCTTGGCGGTCCAGTAATCGCGAAACCGCTCGGCGAGCCGATCGACGGACGAGCCGGGCACGCCGAGCCGGAGCGCGTCGGATCGGTTTTTTTCTGACGGTCGCCAGTCGGCAGGAAGCCGGGTTGCCCGTTTTTGCTTCGTCGCTTTCTGCTCGGCGGCGCCGAGCGGAGAAGGTAAATCGTCAGATTTATCTTCTGTGACATCTGGTAGTGAAGAAGATGGCAGGGTTTTGATAACCGTTTGCTCTGGCATATTGCTAGCTTTTGCTGCGGGCGCTCCCTTATATTTCAATGCCTTAGCCTTACCTCCCTCCGACCCGGCGGACGCCCTTGCCTCTGACTTCTGGTTGGCCTTATCCATCTCCCTCGCGACACGGGAATGAACCCACCCCTCGTTAAAGAAATCGGCGATCGTTGGGCGAATCGCGAGCCACTGCTTCAACGACATCCGGGCGACGTGCGCGAGCTGGCGGTCGTCGGAAGGCAGCTTGCCTTGACGCCAATAGTGCATGAGCAGCAGCAGATACGCGCCGTGCTCAAGCGTGCTGAGGTGGCTGGTGTCGGCGAGATAGTCGGCGACGTACAGCGGCATCCAAGGGGGGCTCATGGCGCGGCGTCGATGTTGCGGCGCTCAACGCGGAAGCTGTAGGCGACCACCCAGGGGTTTTTGAACGACGAGCCTTCGCCGTTGATGCGCTCCCACAGCATCGAATAGACGCTGCGAGGATCGTGATCGGCTAACCCGAAATACTGATCGCCGCGCTCGACAACCCAGCGACCAGATGCCGGCAGTTGGGTCAGTCCCTCCGCGATGGCGTCGTCCCGACTGATCTCTAGCAGCCGCTGGACGCGGACGTCGGTGACGGCCAGCGTCAGGCGCGAGGCCCAGCGCGGCATGAACATCGACGGCCGCAGCTTGCCGGCTTTGAAGCGGACGGCGTTGCTCTCGCGCTCATGGCGATCGGCCTCGTAGCAGATTGGCAGAGCGGGGCTCATATCGCGTGGCCTGAGGACGTCCACAGCCTCATCCGCCCGCCACGCCTCGCGCACCCATAGCCGGTCACCGGGAGTGATCCTGATCGGCGTCGCGAAGGATCCGTCTTCGCTGCTGGCGCCCAGCGTGAGCGGGCCCGGATACTCCTCGCCGTGCCGGTCTACCTTGGTCGGGTGATAGGCCGTCCATGTCAGCGGGCCGCTGTCGGCCGGCGGCTGCGGCTTCAGCAGCCGGCGTGTCTGCGTCTTGGTGCCGGCGATGAGCGCGCGCACCATCGGCGGCTGGAACAGGATGGGGTGCACCGCTCCCCGTTCCTCTTGCGTTCTGATCGAGTTTTTGGTTAGGTCGGTCATCGTTTCGCGCCCCTCCTCGGGCTCGTTGCGGTAGAGGCCGGTCGAGCGAGTCGCGTCGCTCCCGGCCTCGTTCATTTGTGGTCCGGCTTCGCGACTGGCGTCAATAGCCCGTGCTTGACCAGCGCCTCCTCAACCTCGTCGAAGCTGCGGCAAATCAGATAGGCGATGTCGTTGTGGCTGGCCCATGCGGCAAAGTCAGCCTGGTTGTCGGTGCGGCGCCCTTTCGGGGCTTTCAGCTCGATCAGCAAAGCGCGGTGCAGTGAGCCGAACCGAACAGGTTCAGCAGCAGGCGCCTCGCCGCGCCCGATGAACACAAGATCCGGCGTGCCTGCGATCAGCCCCAGCGCCTTCGCCAGCGCCATGCGGGCCTGCGCGTTGGCGCCGCCCACCTCGCCTGCGCTGTGCCACCACACGGCGCGCAGCCGACCTTGCAGCGTCCACGCGCGGCAAGCGTCGGCCACCTCGATCGCGAGACGGTCCTCGGGGCCCAGCTTGATCCCGGGCGCCAAGCGCATGCGGGTCATCAGGCGCAGCAGCCATGACGCGACCTTCATAGCAACCTCCCCTTGGCGCTCTCGGCCGCGATGGCTGCGGCATAGTCGGCGGCGATGGCCTCCATGATGCCGATGCCTTCTTTTGCCGCTTGGTCTGTGAGCTGGCCGCGCTCGACCAGCTTGGGATAGACACGCCGCCGCATGCGCGCTTCGCGCTCGGCCGCCTTCTGCTTCTGCTGGTAGGTGAAGCTCATGTCTCGATCCCCTGCAGGCTCTCGTCGTCCATCAGCTCGCCGATGGCCGCCAGGACAAGGTCGCGAGCCTTTGCGCGCGGCAGGTCTGGGTGCTGGCCGAGCACGGATCCCATGGCCGCGCTGATCATGCCGCACGCGGCTATGACGGCGATGATTTGCGCCTGCGCGGGATGCTCGACCAGCTCCATCGCGCGCATCACCACATCGAGGCACTGCTTCGTTGCATGCGCGCCGAAATCGCCCGCGATTTGGCCTTGCTGGTCCGTCAGCGCCTCAAATTCGATCGTCGTCATCGGTCAGTCCCTTCGCCATCTCGTTGTCCAGCCGGTGCTGCCGGCAGCAGCTCTCAAGCAATTCGGGCGTTCGCGCGCCGCGTCGCATCAGCGACCACACGACGTTCCATCCATACTCGGCAACCATCGCGCGCTGGTGCGGGCTCAGGTTGTCGATCAGCTCCATCACTCGGCGCCGACGATCCTGATCGTATTGTTGCCACGGCGTCGGCGCCTCCTCGGCGGGGGCGGGACCGGGCCGGCGGCGATGCGCTCTTGCTCGACCGATTCCGCCAGGCGCGCGGCCTCGTAGGCGTCCACCTGATCCTGCGTGGCCGGGAACTGCATCTCCGGCCCGCCGCGGCACATCAGCCCATGGGCCTTCGCTCTCTGCTGCGGGAACACGCGCCCGCAGCTCCGGCAGTGCGTCAGAAGCGTCATCGTCAAGGTCATGCTGCCCTCGCGTCGAATTTCGTGGCTTCATTTCCAAAGCTCTCCCAGCCGGGCCGGGTCTGCCGCGCGAAGATGTCGGCGCGGCGAAACAGTTTCGGGCATCGGTCCTCGACCAGCTCGTAGAAGCTCTCCGGCTTGCGGCTGTGCTCGCGCCGGATCCCCTTGAACAGGCCGGGGAACGCCTTGTGCTTGGGCTCGCCGATGGTGGCCACGATGATCGGCTCGGCCATCGAGCGGACGCGGTAGCCGGTGCCGACCGCGGGCTTGCCGCTCTCGAAGACCTTTTCCCATGAGAAGAACGATCTGTAGGCGAAGCCCCAGCGCTTCACGCAATCGATTTGCCGGTCCATCAACGCCTGCGTCGCCCAGCACAGCAGCAGGCAGTCGCCACCCGCGAGCTGGCCAACCGGGAAGCGCTCGGCAATCTCCTCGCACGACAGCGTGTCGTACTGCGCGGCCGGGCCTTTGCTCTCGCCGGCCGCGCTATAATTCACGAACGACCATGGCGGGTCGATCACGATCAGGTCGTAGGACAGCGGCCGGAGATTGCCGAGCGCCCAGGTCATGCGTCGCTGTCCTGCGTGAACGCGCTGTCCTGCGGGTTCGTCGGGCCCTGCTCGGCGTGCCACGTCGTCTCGGGCATCACGCGATAGGGCGGCAGCGGCCCGGGCCGGCAGAACGAATGGTCCTTCCACCGGATCCGGTTGTTCGGCATCGCCGCGATCTGGCCGCTGCCGTCTTCCAGCAGGATCAGATTGTAGTTCTTGTGCTCGGGCGGGTAGAGCGAGAACCCGTTGTCGGTGTGATCGACCGTAAACCAATAGTGGCCGTCGATCGCCTGCTTGCGCGGCGTCAGGATCGTGCATCCCATCTCGAACAGATAGTCGAGCTTGAACGCCGCGAAGTCCCAGCCATGGCAGTCCCACGCCTGCAGCTCATGCAGCGGGTGCGGCGGCGCCTCGACCGTCGGCTTCTCCCAGCGCAGCATGTGGAGCGGGATGTTCGCCCACTTCGCGCCGCTCTCGCACAGGATCTCGAAGTGCAGCGCGCGGCTCGGCCGGCTGGTCACGCCGATCACAACACAGGGCTCGAACGCCGCGCCGATCGGGCTCTCGAAGCCCGTCAGGATGTGCATGTCCACCAAGCCGTAGAGGTGGGTCGGCACGGAGGCGGTGAGGGTGTGGTGGGTCATTCCGCCAGCCCCTCGCCGAACGGGTCGCTGTCGCGCTCTGGCGGCCGCTTGACCACCGTGATCTTGACGTCAGCGCCGGCGGCCTTGGCTGCCTCGCCAGCAGCGGCGAACACCGAGCCTTCGCCCGCGACCACCTCCATGCTGCCGCCGTGCTCGTTGAGGGTCTGCGCCAGCGCGGCGGCGGCCTTCTCAAGCTTGGTGGGCTTCGCGCTCATGCCGACGCGCGGTGGCGGCGCGGGCGCCACGTCGCGCTCCTCGCCGAGTGCCTGCATGTAGAGGTCGAGAATGGCCTCCTCCTCGCGGCGCTCGTTGATGTCGCGCTTGCGCAGCGCGATCGCCTTGCGCAGCACCTTGACGTCGTAACCGTTGGCGCGGGCCTCGTGGTAAACCTCCTTGATGTCCTCGCTGATCGTCCTCTTTTCCTCGTCCAAGCGCTCGATGCGCTCGACGACGGACTTGAGCTGGCCGCCCTGGATGAGGTCGTCCATCACTTCGATTCCATGATGAAGGTCTTCGGCACCCGGAAGCCCTCGCGCTGCAGGTACGCCACGACGAACGGGCGCCAGCGGTACGGGATCCTGCCGCGCCAGCGCCACTGACGGACCATCTTGTCGGTGATGCCGTTGCCCAGCCGCTGCGCGACCTGCTGGCCGCTGCCGATCTTGGCGAGCATGGCGGTATGGCTCTCGATGAGGGCCGGGTCTTTGTCGTCGGACATCGCCCATCGTCTCCTATGGTGGCAGAATGTCTCAATCCGTAACCACCGCCCGGGGGCGCTGTCAATGAGCCGTCCACAGCCTTGACTTGCCGGCCCGGCTCGTGCCTTGTCTCTTTCGGTGACACATAGGACGCGGCCACCCGATGTCAGATGACCTTACCGTGCGGGCCTCGAGCCTGACCGGATACAGCGACTGCCCGCGCCGTTGGGCCGCGCAGCAGCTCTCCGGGCTGCTGGCGATCGCCGGCTATACCGTGCGCTCGATCCCGCAGAACATCGGCGCCCTGATCGGCTCCGGCACGCATAGCGCGGTCGCGGCCGACATGCAGCACAAGCTGGACCATGACGAGCTGCCGCCGCTGCAGCACAGCATTGACGCCGGCATGGCCGAGCTGGAAACCCGCATGGCCGAGGCTGACGGGGTCAACTACGACGAGGTCAGCCCGGATCTCTCCGACGCGCAGATGCAGGTTCGCCGCCTGGCCCGCGCCTATCGCGATCAGGTCGGCCACTATGTCGAGCCTGTCGTGGTCGAGCGGCGCTTGAAGGCGCGGCACCCGACGGGGCTGATCCTGTCCGGCCAGCAAGATCTCGTCGTCGCGCGCCCGCGCCGGCTGCGCGACGTCAAGACCGGGAAGCAGCAGCGCGCCAACTTCGCGCAGTATGGCGCCTACAGCCGGCTCCTCCGCGCCCATGGCGAGCCTGTCGGCGACGTGCTCGAAGACTTCGTGAAGCGCGTGCCGCTGCGCAAAGCCCAGCCGCCGGTGCTGACCAAGACCTATGACGTCGCGGTCTGCGAGCAGCAGGCCGAAACCACCTTGCAGGCCATCGCCCGCGACCTGTCGCAGTTCAAGATCAGCGGCGACCGCGAATCCTTCCTTGCCAATCCGGCCTCCGCGATGTGCGGCGACCGTTTCTGCCCAGCCGCACATACGAGCTGGTGCCCCTTAGCCCGAAAGGACGACTGACCATGTTTCTGATTGTGGACACCGAAACCAGCGGGATGCCCCGCTTCGACTGCGCGGCCGACGATCCGCGGCAGCCGCACATCATCCAGCTCGGCGCCTTGCTCTGCGAGGGGCCCGACCTGCGCATCGTCTCCCAGCTCGACCACCTCATCGCGCCGAAGGGATTCACCGAGATCGAGGAGGGCGCATACGCCGTCCACGGCATCACCTTCGACAAGCTGGTCGACGAGGGCGTCGATATGGCGCTCGCGCTGGCGAGCCTCGATGCCATGTGGGAGCAGGCCACTACCTACATCGGCTACTCGGCCCGGTTCGATCTCAAGCTGCTGCGCGGCGCGCGCCGCCGCTGCGGCCATCCCGATCGGTTCGACAGTCTGCCGGTGTTCGAGGTCATGGCGGCGGCCCGGCCGCACGCCAAGGCGGTCGACAAGAACGGCAAGTCGAAGGCGCCGAAGCTGACGGAGGCGGTCAAGGCGCTCTGCGGGCGCGAGCATACCGCCGCGCACGGGGCGCTCGACGACTGCCTCGCCACGCGCGACGTCGTCCTGGCGCTGATGCAGCTCGGCGTCCAGCCGGTCGGCGTGGCCGGGGTCGAAGCATCGAAGAAGGGCCCGACCGCGAAGCCGGTGCCAACCATGGTGCCGATGACGGCATCCGACGAGGAGGGCGTGTTCTGATGGCGTCCGCAAAATTCTACAGCACGAAGCTCGTCACGGCTTGGCCGGAATATCATGCCCAGCAGGGGCCCGGCTGGCGCCTGACCTATCAGGACGGCTATTCGTCGTGGTGCCCCGACGCGGTGTTCCTGCGCGACTATCAGCCGATCACGGCCATGTCGTTCGGCCACGCCATCGCGGCGCTCAAGGCAGGCGAGCGCGTCGCCCGCGCCGGTTGGAACGGCAAGGGCATGTGGCTGGCGCTGACGCCCGGCAGCACGATCAGCTCTATGCAGGCGCGCTCCGGTGCGGCGCTGGCGCGCGCGACTGAGGATCCCGCCCCCGACACGATTGCCATCCTGCCGCACATCGACATGCGCGCGGCCGACGGCAGCATCGTCATCGGCTGGCTCGCCTCGCAGACCGACATGCTTGCGGACGACTGGCAAGTTGTCACATAAAGAGACGGCAATCTGACCACCACCACAGAAGGATCAGGATCATGGAAGACCGTATGAACATGCCCGCGCTCGCCGAGCCGGAGTTCTCCCGCCCGAACGCATGGGATACCGGCGCCAATCAGGTGCCGGCCGTGCAGGACACGCCATTCGGCGGTGCCACCCTCATCAACGCCGGCGCCCGCGAGGTCACTGCCCGCAAGGTCGCGGTGCCGCGCCAGATGGGCAGCATCCTCGCCGAGCTGAAACGCTACTGCGCTGAGTTCGGCGAAGGGTACACCTATAGCTGGGAGGTCAACGACAAGGCGAACGGCCGCAAGACGCTAGTCGAAGGCGGCACGATCAAGCTGGCGAACGATCTGGTCCAGCTCTACGGCAACTGCAGCGTGGACTGCGATGTGCAGCAGACGCCGACCCACATCATCATCAAGGCGTGGTTCGTGGATCTCGAACGCGGAACGTCGCTCTCGCGCCTGTTCCAGCAGCGCATCAAGCAGAACATCGGCGGCAAGTATGACAGCGAGCGCGCCGCCGACATGGTGTTCCAGATTGCCGTCTCGAAGGCGATCCGCAACGTCGTGCTGAACGCGCTCGGCTCGCTGGCCACCTTCGCGATCGAGGAGGCCAAGAAGTCGCTGGTGCGCAAGTTCAACGATCCCGACAACCGCGAGCGCGCCTGGGGCTTCATCAATCAGGTGCTGGCCGAGGCCGCGATCGACATGAAGCGCGTCGAAGCGGTCGTCGGCCGCGCCGAGAAAGATTGGACCGTGCAGAACCTCGCCCGGGTCTACTCCGAAATGCGCGGCATCAAGGAGGGGTTTCTGTCGCCCGACGAGGTCTATCCGTCGCTGGAAGACGCGGCCGAGATCACCGCAGACAAGGCGGCCGAAGCAGCGGAAGGCAGGAAGCGGACGCCGCGCGCGGCCAAAGCCGAGCCGAAAGCCGACGCGCCGAAGGAGCCGGTGAAGGCGGCAGAGGAGCCGTCAAGGGAAACTCGTTCGACCGAACCGGCAAACGAAGTTCCCCACGATCCGGAGACGGGCGAGGTCGACGAGGCGGCCGAGCCGGTCGGCGAGGACGGGTTCACCGACGGCCAGCGCAACATCCTCGCGGCGTTCGCCAAGGCGCTGCAAGACGTCACCACCCTGGCGCAGCTCGACGCGGTGACCGACGAGTGGGCCGATCGCATTCAGGCCATGCCGCGCGCCGTGCTCGACACCGCCTACGGCTACACCGAGGTCGTGCGGAAGCGCGCCAAGGCGGCCGAGCGCGCTGCTGCGAAGGCTGCAGCGCCGGTCGACGACGGCGAAATTGACGTGTTCGGCGGCAATAGCTAGTCTCCGATTGAGACACGACGGCGGGCGCTGGTGCCCGCCGTCACCATCCTCGCGACAGGACAGGGACCGATGACACTCAAGATCACCGTGCGCAATTTCAGGGCCGTCGAGCGCGCCGACATCGATGGCGGGCCGATCGTGCTCGTCGCCGGGCTCAACGGCGCCGGCAAATCGAGCCTGCTGCAGGGCGTCGCGCTGGCGGCCACCGGCAATAAGCTCCCGCCGGGCTTCACCAAGGCCACCGCGATCGAGCTGGTGCGGCGCGGCGAAGAAGCCGGCAGCATCCGCGTCGACGGGCCTGACGGGCTGGTGCGGCTCGCATTCCCCAAGGCTGAGATCTATGTCGAAGGCGTCGCGCCCAAGCTCTCGCCGATCGCGGCCGGGCTGGAATCGATCGCCGACATGGCACGCGATGACGCGATCCAGCAGCTCGGCCAGCACATCAAGGCGCGGCCGACGATCGACGATCTGAAAGCCGCGGTCGCCGACTTCGGCGTCAGCGAGCCCATGGCCGAGAAGATATGGGCGGCCATCGAGGCGAGCGGCTGGGATGCCTCGTACAAGGAAGCGATCGCATCGGGCACGAAGCTCAAGGGCGGCTGGGAGGAGATCACAGGCCAGAAGCGCTGGGGCTCCAACATTGGCGCCACATGGCGCATGGACGAGATGACGCCCGACGACATCAAGATGTCGGTCGACGACATCGAGAACGCCATCGTCATCGCCCAGGCCGATCTAGAAAAGGCGGTCGCCGCCACGGCCATCGATCAGGCGGAAGTCAGCCGGCTCTCCGACATCGCGTCCACGGTCGCCGAGCGCGAGGTCGCATACGATCTCGCCAAGGAGGCGGTCAAAGCGTGCGAGGAGCTGACGCGCAAGCTGGAAGCCGACAAGCGAGCGGTCGAGCTGCCGCCCTCCGAGAACCCCATGCCGTGCCCGCACTGCGGCGGCGCGCTGATCCTGCACGCGACCGGGCCCGGCGTGTCGGTGCTGCAGAAGGCGCCGACGTCGCCGCCCAGCGAGTCCGAGTTGAAGAAGGTGCGCGCGACGATCGCCCGCATCGACGGCGAGATGGCCAACAACCGCGCCGCGCTGCAGACGGCCATCGCGCAGCGGGCGACCGCGCAGTCAGCGCTGGAAGCCGCCAGGACGGCCGCGCACGAGTTGAAGGCGCTGGTGGACCGGCCGGCCGGGGATGCCGGCGCCATGGCGCTGCCTGACGCCCGCATGGCGGTGCAGAAGGCGCAGGAGCGCCGCATGATCCTCTCGGCCGCGCGCAAGCATGCGGCGATCATGAAGAACAGCGAGATCCAGCAGGTGCTCGCGCCCGAGGGCCTGCGCCGCAAGGTGCTGGTCAAGAAGCTGCAGGAGTTCTGCGTCGACCACATCCACCCGATCTGCGCGGCGGCCAAATGGCCGGTGCTCAACATCGCGCCCGACATGACGCTCGAATGGGACGGGTTCGCATACGGCGTCCACAGCGCCGGCCGCCGGCTGTGCATCCGCGCAATCCTGCAGATTGCCATCGCCCGGCTCGACGGCTCGCCGTTCATCATCATCGACGGGATCGAGGCGCTGGATAAGAAGAACTACGCCAAGCTGTTCAACGCGCTCATCAAGCTCAAGATCAGCGCGCTCCTCGGCCAGACATGCACCGATCCGGCCAGCTCTGATTTGCCGAAGCTCGGCCAGTACGGTGATATTCTCTGGATCGAAGACGGCGTCATCAAGGGCTGAACTCTATCGGCGCCGGTCGCGCGGGCCGGCCGGCGCCATCAACCCGCCCGCAGGATCAGGAAAGGGACACCAGCATGAGAACCGATCACATCGAGACGCTGAACGCGAACCTCGAAACCCATGCTCTCTATCTGGAACAGGTCATCGCGTTCCATCACAGCGAGATCGCGAAGCTTCAGCGTATGGTCACGGTCGCGCGCGGCATGGCGTCGAAGGAGGCGCTGCCGGACGATCCCATCATCGACGCGAAGCCGCTGACATTCCCGTCGATCGCTCTGCCGCGCACGGGCGGCGAAGCCTACCGCAAGCCGCGCGTCGATCACGGCCAGATCGAGCAGGCGCTCGCGGGCGCAGTGCTGCCGGCGTCCGGAGAAGCGGCGTGATGCGGCGCCTCGGCGTCATCGTCCTGGGTGCCGCCTTGCTGGCGGTCCCCGCGACATCCGAGAGCGATCCGCAGAGCGCGCGCGCTTTCATCCTCGAGGAGGCCACGCGCTTCTCGCCCCAGCCGACGGCGCAGCTCGCGGTCGATCGCCGCCGGCCGCTGCGCGCCAGCTATGCGCCAGATCCGACGATCGTCGCGCTGGTCGACAAGGTCGCCGACGAAACCGGCATCCCGCGCGCGGTCATGCGCTTCCACGTCGCCCGGGAATCCGGGTTCAGGCCGGCGGCGCGCAACCCCAAGAGCACGGCAACCGGCATGCTGCAGCTCATCCGAGGCAGTCACGCGGCCATCATCGGGCGCGAACTGACGAAGGACGAGCATTGCCGGCGGGCCAGCGATCCGGCTCACAACCTCCGCGTCGGCGCCGCGCACATCAAGGGCTGCATGGCGCTGATGCCTGGGGCCTCGGCCGATCGGCTCTGGAAGGGGTGCCACATCCGCGGCCATGCGGCGGCAGGCGGGCGCATCGAGATCGCGGCGCGCATGTACCGGCCGGATGCGCAGGGCTGGCTCTCGCGCGGCTCCGTGGCGATGCCATGGGCCATGGCGGAAGGCAGCGGGGCTTAGGCGTCGGGAACAGCGACGGGCGGGATCGACTGCCAGATAGTCCAGAAGCTGTGACTGGTCTGGTAGTTGATCGCTCCGGCGATCGTGATGCGTTTCACCTGCGCGATGTCGTCGGGGATCAAGGTGCAAAGCCCGCTCTCGCCGGATCCGGGCGGGCGCTGTCGCAGCTCCCGCACAACAGGAGAGTTCCGCCCGGCGTCGTCCGTCGTGACGATGGCCGTGCGGACCGCTTGCCCGTTGACCTGAAACGCCCAGGCGACGTTCAGCGGTGTCGCGTTCCTCTGCTTGAAGTAATGCCAATCCCAACAGACACGGGTGCTGTTGCGGCTCACATCGTCGATCGTTTGCGACAACAAGACCGGCATGAGCCGGCCCTCGATCAGCGGGCCCGTTGACAGGAATAGCCATCCGCCCGCGGCCGTCACGATTGGCCAGACGATCATCGCGGCGATGAGATGGCTGCGCTTCATTTCGGCATGCCTGACCGGATCCAGAAGCCGAAGGCCGTGACGATCCCGAGGATGAACACGCCGACGACGGCGATGATCCCCTGCTTGACGACAGCCTCTTTCAGCTCGCGCTGGCTGCGCATGAAGGCAAAGTCTCGCTGGATCTCCCCGGGCTTGCTCGGGTCCAACCCGAGCTTGAGCATCAGCTTTTCCTCAGCGTCTTCGATCATGTCGGCGATCAGCGGGCGCAAATGCTCGGCCGTGCGCTTGGCAATAGTGTCGGCCTCATCGGTCGACATGGATAGGCGTGGCGCGGCCATGGTCAGCGAGCCGCCATTTGCTTTAGCGCGACTTCCTTCGACGCAGACCCTGCAGACGAGCCGACCCAATACCCGACGACGCCGCCGGCCAGAGTCTGCCAGGCGCCCAGCAGGTAGAGCACGACATCAGCGCGCACGGTCGGCGAGGGGTTCATGGCGAGCCACGAGAGCCCGATGAACCCGGACAGCACCAAAACCGACACGATCGGCGCGCCCCAGGCGATAGGCGAGCCCTTGTCCACCAGCGCGATCGTCTGGTCGCGGGCGCCCTGCCGATCGCGCATGATGGCTTCGAGGTCGGCGTTTAGCGCTGGCGCCTTCTCGGCCTCAACGCGCTGGACGATCACAGCCGCATCCGGCCGCGTTTCGATGGCGGTCTTGACGGCTTCCGGCGTCGGCTTGGTGCCAAGGGCATCCGCCAGCGCACCGATGGCGGCGCCGGCGAGCGTGCCGACAGGGCCGCCGATGATGGTTCCGAGCACAGGAGCGCCGGCCTTGCCCAAAGCTGCGATGAGGTCGGGAATCATGCCGATGTCCTTTTGCGGAAAGCGGAGAGGAAGCGGGACCAGAAGCCTTCGCTCTTGGGGGCCTCAAAGGCGCCGTCGTTGCGTGGCGTCGGCTCGGGCTTGACCGGCGCCGGGACGGGCTTGGCCGGGTAGATCTCGCCGCCCTTGGGGACGGGCACAGGCGCAGGCGGCGGCACGGGCGCCGCCGGCGCATCGACGCCCTGCCCGGGCGACCAAGGCGTGTCCTTGATCTTGCGCCACTTCGCGAACGCCGCGGCGAGCTTGGTGTCGTAGTTGTTGGCCTTGTAGCCAGCGCCGTTATAGCCCCGCGCGAATCCGGCCCAATCGTGGCGGCGGATCTCGTCGTCGAGCCCGTTCGTGACGATAAAGCGGATCATCGCCTCGAGGTGGTTATCCTCGTCGTCGGCGAAGTCCTCGATCATGGCGCGGGCGCTCTTGTAGCCGGCGGCGCCATGGTTGAACCCCATGATCTGACCAAGCCCCCAGCTCGTCGACATCAGCGCGACGTCGCCGGCGATCTCGTATGCCTGCAGGATCCGGGGGTAGCTGTCGGCGGGATAGTCGCGCTTCCACTTCGGATAGGCGAGCCCGGCCTTGGCCAGCAGGTCGCGCGTCTCGCCCTTGGATTGGCGCCAGGCGATGTGCGGCTCGTAGAGCGCCTTGACGCGCCCCTTGCTGTCGAAGCCGGAGCCGGCGGCCTCAACCTCCATGACGGCGTGGATCTCGTCCTCGCCGACGCCTATCTCGTGGCCGATCCGCGGCAGGTCGAGATCTTCGAGCCGCTTGGCGCGGCCGGCGAACACGATCGTCATGGCGTTCCCTCACAAGACAGAGCCATCAGTTGCACTTGCGGCTGGGATCACCATCGACGGCAATGCAATAGAGGATCGTTCCCGCCGTGCCGCAGCCGGAAAGAACCGAGGCAAGCGCCAGCAGCGCCAACCCGATGGCAGCGTTCTTCATGGGATGCTCCAATTCTTCAAGAAGGCGGGTGTGGTCAGCAGCAGGCCCCAAAGCGCGCCCGTGGCGATCTCGGCGCGCATCCAGTCATGCGAGCCAATGGGCCGGAACAGGATGACGTAGACGGCCGTCGCGGCGGCCGCGAAGGCGGGCGCGGCGGCGAGGAATCGCCAGTCGCCGATCAGCCACGCAACGGCAGCCACGCCCGGCAAGACGAACATCATCCGAATGGACACGGCCACGCGCGGCCAGATGCCCTCGAACGTGCGCTCAAGCCACGATGCCTCGCGGCCGGGCGTGTATCCGCCAAGGCGCGCGAGGGTGTGCCCCCAGGAAGGCAGGCCCCATGCGAGATAACCGAGCCCGAAGGCGAGCGCGACGGGCCACGAATGAATTGTCCATGCGAGCGCGGCAACGGCCGGTGCCACCCACAGCAGCGCCCGGCCCGGGAGATACTGCCCGCCAAAGCCGCCGCCGCGGACGCGATTGAGCAGCGCGCAAGCAATGATGATACAGGCGAAGACAATCATTCGCGATCTCCGGCAACGTTGCGGGCTTCGGCATCGCTATTCGTCATCTGTGTCGGTGTCATCACCAGCACTACCACTGCCCTGCCGTTTCGCAAGCGCCTCTCCTCGCGCCGACAGCTCGCCCAGCTTGCTCACGATCCGCTCGACGGAGCGCTCATACTGCGCCTGGGAGATGATGTTGCGCTCGAGCTGGCGACCGAACGAGCGGGCTTCTGCGCGCAAAGCCTGCTGCGCCTTCTTCAATTCGAAGAACTGCCAGAAGTAGCCCTGATCGACGTCCTGCGGCTTGAGCTTGATGCCGACCGATGCAGCGAGCGCCAGCGGCATGCTGTAGCTGCGACCGTCTGCCTCGGTCGCGCCGTTCCACGCATTCATCATGCGGGCGTTCGACCAGCTATTCGGGATCCAGAGCGCGTTCGGCATCCACGCCTTGAACGCCCAATCGCCGACCTTCGCGCCCTTGTCCATCCAGCTATCGGTGAGGCTGTTGGTGATGTCCTTGCCGGTGAACGACTGGCGGTTGAGGAACAGCTCGGCGCCGAGCATCAGCGGGCCGCCCAGCATGATCGGCGCCGGGATGTCGATCGCAGAGCTGCCCTTGCCCATGTCGAAGATGTCGCCAGCCGGGATGAAGCGGCGCACATCGAGGAACGTCGGCATGCCGTCCTTGTCGCGGAAAGGCATGCGGACCATGTGCGGCACGCCGATCCAAGACCAGCCCTGCTCGTCCTTGCGCAGGCTGCCGCGCTCGCGCTCCTCGTCGCTCTCGTCGTCCATGGCGTAGGCCAGCGCGTTCAGCGCATAGGCGACGGCGAAGTATTTCGCGAGCTTCCACGGCCGGTGCGCCACGGCCCGGGCGATCAGCGGCGCGGCGCGGTAGGTGTAGCTGATGAACGGCAGCACCGTGTTGCGCGCCAGGCGAACCCATGGCGCCCGGATGTCGTAATCGAGGAACTGCTCGCGCGCGAAGTTGGCCGCGTCGGCCGCCGTGTCGCCGAGCTGCCGGCGGCGCATATAGGTCGCCATGCGGAACAGCTCGTCCTCGACGCGGTAGGCGTCCAGCATCGCGCCGTCGAAGGTCTTCCAGCTCGACCAGATCAGCTCGGCCATGCGGGTGAAGAACTTCGCGCGGCCGGCCGGCGTGTTGGCCGTCGCGCCCTGCGCCTCGATCTCGTCCAGCAGCGGCTTGAGCACCTTATCGCGCACCTCGACCGACATCATGTCGCCGCCGAACGCGCCGTTATCCAGCGCCTCGCGATAATTCTGGTCCTTGTTCATGTAGCTCTGGATGCCGGCTTTGATGTCCTGCAGCCGGATGTCGGCCAGGTCGGCGAACATGAAGTTGGAGACGACGTTGTTCATGTGCGTGACCGGGCTGCGCGCGGTCTTGTTCAGCTTCCACTGCGTCAGCAGGGTGCGCCAGAAATTCGGCGTCTGCATCGTCTGCAGCTCGTTGATGTCGCGCCAGATCTCGGCCCGCACATAGCGGCCCGCGAGCGCGCCCCACTGCAGCTTGCCGCCGCTGTTGCCGATCGTCGTCATCGGCACCTTGACCCACTGCACCTCCGGGTCGGCCCAAAGCTGGCGAGCCTTCGCGCCGTCCACCCACTTCTGGTCCGGCTCGACGCTCTTGGTCCACTCCTCGTTCTCGGAGATGTCCTTGTAGAAGCGGCCGGTCGCCAGATCATGCGCCATTGCAAGATAGGTCTTGCCGATCGTGTAGCGCGCATCGAGGATCTCGCCCATCTTGGCGCGCTCCTCCTTCGTGTAGTCGCGCCAGATGGTGATCTTGTCGCCGCTGACGCCGCGCACCTCCCCGTGACCTCGCCGTCGATGTCGACGTTCTCGGTCACATACTGGTAGACCTTGAAGCGCTCGCCGTTCACGGGCTTGCCGCGCGCCGCGGTCTGGAACTCGGGGTCGTCGCGCAGCAGCCGCGTCACATCGACGTCCACGAACATGCCGCGGCCCTTGAACTGGTTGCCGATGATCTTCTTCCGGCGGCTGCCCATGATCTTGTTGGTGAGGCTGACCAGCCCGTTCTGCTCCTGCTCGTAGCGCTGATAGGCGCGCGTCAGATAGGCGCCGCGATTGCGCTGATAGCTCTCAGGCGACAGCAGGCCGAGCGCCACGGCCTCCTGCCCCAGCTCGTCGATCGCCACGCGGATCGGCTCTGCCAGGCGGCCCATGTCGGCGTCGGTGACCGGCTCGCCGGTGAGGATCGCTTGCAGCACCTTCGCCTCGGCCATGCCGATCTTGGCATCGGCCAGCGTCTTCAAGACCTCGACGCCTTCCATCAGGATCGCGCGCTCGTCGTTGGCGCGCTTGCGCTCCCGCTGCACATACTCCGGATCTTGGCCGTGCCGATCGATCAGGCCGGCGCGTGCGATCTCCATCGGCCCGTTCAGCCAGGACATGCGGCCGTTCGGGTCGAACTTGGCCGTCGTCACGATGCGTGCGCGACGTCTGGTCGAAGAACCAGCGCCCGGGGTTCCAGCGTCCCTCCGCGTCGACACCGCCCACCCAATCGAACGGCATGCGAATGGCGCGATCGAGCGGCTGTCCGCGCGCGATGAAGCCCTGCATGACGCGCTGGCGCTCGGCGGCCGTGCGCGGGTCGCGCTGCAGCGCAAAGGCTGCCTCGCCGCCCGTCGGCCGCTCCATGGTCTGCATGATCGATTTCCGGAACAGCTCGCCGTCGTTGCTCGGCACGCCCGGATCTCCGCGCTCGCGGACCAGCCGCTTGCCGACGACGCCGCGCTCGATGTCGCGGAAGATGCCGTCGACCGACTTGAAGCCGAGCCCGGTCAGCCCATTGCGCAGCGCCTCGAGGATGTTCTTGATCCGCTGGAAGATGCGCTGCAGCGCGCCCGACACCTTGTAGCGATCCTTCGCCCACGCCTCATAGGCATGCGCGACGCCCTCCTCGACCTGCGCCCACTCGGGGAACGCCGCATATGCCTGGGGGATGTTCCATCGCGCCATCCAGTCGGCCTTCGACCGATTGGACAGGGGTGAACGCGCCCAGCCGCTTCAAGGCATGCAGCGCCTCGTGATCGAGGATCTGCTGGTTATCGGCGTCCAGCGCGACGGTGATGAGCCCGCGCAGGTACATGCCCGACGCCGGGAACGACTGGCCCTCGAAGTTGAACCGCAGCTCCTTCACGAGCCGCAGGCCGACGTCGGCCAGGCCGAGCCGGTCCAGCCGGCGCCGCAGCGATCCTTCCAGCCGGTCGATGTCGGCGGTGAAGCGATCGATGGGGTCGGCCTCGACATTCGAGCTGCTTGGCGTCTTGGTCTTGTTGGTGGTGACCTTGATCGAGAACGCGCGGTCATCCTTGCCGGCGATCTCGCGCGCGACGTCGACATTGTCGGACGCCTCGAAGCTGGCGCCCAGCGCGATGATCTGGTCGATCGTGTCGAGCGCGCGGTTCGGGTAGAGGCCCATGCGCATCTGGCTGCTGACCTTGACGAAGTCCTTGCCGGCCGCGTCCGTCACCTTCTTGCTGAGGAAATAGCGGCCGCCGCCCTGCCGGGTTGCATCGGTGGTGATGATGACGTCGCCCTGGTCGCTCATCCTGATCGCGACGAGCTTGTCGGACGACTGAACGATCGTCTTCTTCACGCGCTCGAGATAGGTGAGTACCTGCCGCGCCGTCTTGAGCACCACGGCCTTCTTCGCCAGGAACTTCTCGGCGTCGAAGCCGCGGCGCATGAAGATGCCTTGCCGCAGCCGGCCCTCGTTGTCGGTGAAGTTGACGATCTGGCCGGCGCCGTTGACGAAGTCGAAGCCGGCGAGAATGTTGCCGGTGACCATGACGCGGTCCTCGCGCCGCTCGGCCTGCATGTCCTCGAAGGCGCGCAGCAGCGGCATCGAGCCGATGCTGTTGACCGGGGCGATCTCGATCTGGAAATCGCCGCCCTTTTCCGGCGCCGTGCGCGCCGTGTAGAGTTGCGAGAATGGGACGTTCATCGAGCGCGCGGGATCGGCGAGCGCGACATCCACGCGCCAAGCCGACATGGCGAGCGGGTTCTTGGCCCGGCCGCTGAACGAGACGTCGGTGACGATGCCGTAGAAATTGCCCTCGTTGGTCTTGAGCACGACGCCCTGACCGGGCGAGACGATGTCGATGATCGCCTCCCAGCGCTTCTGCACGTCGTCGAGCTTGACCTGCATCTGACGCTTGGCGTCGTCCTTCTTGACCGCCTCGACAGTCTGCCTCTTGAAGGTCGCGAACGCGCTGCGCGCCTGCCCGGCCTTGTCCTTCATGATGCCGCGGCCGAGCGCCGCGAGGAGCGCGAGCCGCGCCTCATCGGACGGCTTGTTGTCGATCTCGGTGCGGTCATCCATCTCGAACTTGGTCAGGATGGTGTCGAAGATCTGCGCGGGCGTCATCGGCTTGCCGAGCCGCTTCGCGTCGACCTTCTCGAAATAGACGGCATCGGCGAACGGCGAAGCGGTGCCCTTGCCTGGCTTGACGGTGGCCGCCTCGACGGTGCGGGCGTCCAGCTCAAGCGTCTTGGCCTCGAGCGCGTTCTGGCCGCTGGCTTCGAGCTGGCGGATCAGCGCCTCGTATTCCGACTGCAGCAGGTCGTACAGCTCCTCCTGCTCTTTCAGCGGCAGCAGCGGAATGCGGCCGGTGACCTTGCGCATGGCGCCGTCGGTGTCGGCCTCCTCGTCCAAGCTGATAGGCTCGCCCAGCCGCCGGTTGATGTCGGGGTTCTCGATCATGATCGACGCGGCCACGCGGTCGCCATAGGCGTTCATGAAATCGGGCGTGTCCTTGGCGGTCACGGCCGAATCGCGCGCGCCTGTCGTGTTCGCGTTCAGGCTCGCCATCTTCTTCGCGAGGATCGACGCCGGCCGCTTCTCGGCGGGGATGCCGGCCACGAGCTGCTGATAGTCCGGCAGCACCACCTGCCCGGTCCGGTTGACGCGGCCGAGCATCTGCATGTGCGTGTCGATGTTGCCTTCGGCCTGCGCCAGGATCATCACGCGCTTGTTCTTGTTCAGCACCTTCTCGGAAGCGTGCAGCGACAGGCCGGTCGATCCGGACTGGTTGATGATGAGCACATCGATCTTGCCGGAGTTGAACCCGGAGATCGCGGAGCGGCGGCCGGTGATCGACTTCTCGGAGCCCGGGCGCATTTTCAGGACGGACTGCCCATCGGCCCGATAATCGAGCGTCAGGCCGCGGCCGGTGATCTCGGACACGGTATAGCCGGCGCGGGTGATCTGCGCGCGGATCCAGTCGATCGGCGAGACGGCGAGCCCGTCATAGTCGGCGGCCGCGATGGCGGCTTTCGCCTCCTTGTAGGCGGCGACACCGGCCGGGCCGAGATCGTCGTCGGACAGATAGATGCGCTCGCTCTCGCCCTTCTTCGCGAACGGCTTCTTGATGGTCACGGTGCGGCTGCGGTCAAGATAGCGCTGCAGCACATCGTTGAAGCGGATGCCGATGGCGTCGCCGACATTGGCACCGACCTGCTCGGCGTACTCGTCGATGAACGCCTCGTTCGTGTTCGCCAGGGTGATGACCGGCTTCTTGCCGCGCTTGAGCGCTGCAATGGCGCGATCGGCCGCGGCCTGCGCCTTCATCGACAACAGGAGCTGGTTGATGACGTTGTGCATGACGGCGGTGAAGTTGGTCGAGCTGGCGCCCGCGCCGCCGGTGCTGCCGTCGGGGGTGATCTGCTTGCCGTCTTCTTTGAGCCGCTGGTCGATGTTGCCGGCTGCCGCCTTCACGAAGTTCTCGGAGAACGACTGGATAAGCGCGATGTTGCGGCTGAACTCCTCGTACTTGTCCGTGTCGACCTCGACAGCAGGGGTATCGTAGACGATGCCCTCGAAGCTGCGTTCGCGGCGCACATACTGGCCGGCGCGCGACAGCATCGCGGCCACGATCTGCTGCATCGGGATGCCGCCCTTGGTGATGAGATCGCCCAGGGTGGAGATGTCATCGACGGCCTGCGACATGTCGGTCTTGAAATAGAGATCCATCACGTCGGGGCGCTTGGCATAGGTCGCCGACGAGTAGAGCGCCGCATCGGCCAGCCCAAGGATCTCGCGCACGAAGGTCGCGCGGTTGATGATGACGACGCCCTTGTCGTTCACCTTCTCGCGCGCGGCCGGGCCGCCGCCGCCGGCGTTGTGCGCCTCGTCGACCACGATGACGCCGTTCTTGGCGGCCATGGCGCGCAGGAACTTCTGCCGCTCCGTCTCCTCGCCCTTGACCGTCTGCATCTGCGCATAGGTCGTGAAGATGATGTCGTGGCCCTCGAGATCGCCGCTCTGCGCCATGCGCCGCATGCTGATCTGGTGGGGCCCGGCCGGCGGGCTTTTCAGCGTGTTCTTGCCGTCCTCGTCCAGCGGGACCGACTCGCCGGAGTTGGTCATGAACATCTTGATCGGGCGGCCGAGCATGGCCTCGATGCCGATGTCCGTCAGGTCGCGGTACATGTCGGCGTAGAGGTTGGGCTTCTCGGTGACGAAGATCGGGGTCTTCCCGTTCTTGATCGCCCAGCGCAGGATCGACGCCACCTGCCGGCCTTTGCCGATGCCGGTCTGGTCGCCGATGATGAGGCCGGCGTTCTTTGTGAAATTGTAGATGCCGAGCGCGACACCATCGACCTGCTCGGCGGCCAGATAGCGCTTCATGTCCGCGGCGGAGCTGTAGCCCAGCTCGCGGGTCACATACTCGTCGATGTCGCCGACCTGCTTCTCGAGATCGTCCAGCGCCTCCTGCGCGCTGGTCTGCATGTTGACCGGCACAAGGGTGTCCATGCCCTTCGCATCGCTGCGCGGGCGGTACGGCACCTGGGGCTTCGACATGTCGACGGCTGCCGGCGTGGCGGCGGCCGGCGCCTGGCGCGGCTTGGGCTTGTCGGGCGCGTCGAGCGCGGGCTGCGTCTCGGCGGCGGTATCGTCCTCGAACAGCGAGGCCTGCGACTGCTCGGCTACCTGAGGGCGTCGCTGAACGCCTGCGGCGTCTGCGCTTTCAGGGCGCGCGGCAGCTCCTGATTGCGGTTGAAGTTGAGCCGGTCCGTCAGCGGGGCGCTTGCCGCCTCTATCAGGAGATCCGCCGACTGCAGGCTCGGCTGGTCGCGCAGCAGCGCCGCCGACTCCGGCGGTATCAGGCCGGCTTCCTCCCACTCGTCCACCATCTGCGCCAGCGATTCCGCCAGCTCGGCCTGGCTGAGATCCGACAGCAGGTCGATCAGCTTCTCCGATAGCTGGTCCAGTTGTTTTTGCGACATCGAGCTGGTTCCTGAGATCGGCCCATGACGTGATAATTCGCGGCACGTCTGCGGCCGGCACCTTGCGCGCGGAGCGGCCGCGCCCGTTGATGACGATGACGTCGACCGGGTAGCCGGCGCCCTGCTTGGCATAGAGATCGCCGTCGACCGTGAAGTGGTCGATCACGTTGTATTGGCCATAGAGCGTGAGGAAGAACTCGCGCTTGGCCTTGCCGTTGTAGGCGTCGCTGCGCGCCTCGCGCGTCTTCATCAGCTTGTTGACGCCGCCGATGATGAGCACGGCCCGGCCGTCGCCCTTCATGCTCGTGAGCGAGCGCATGACGATGGCGTGATCGATTTCGTTCGTGCTGTAGCGGTCGTCGATCTTGTAGGTCTGGCTCTTGCCGTCGTCGTCCCTCACCACGCCGAATGGCGGGTTCTCGATGATGACGTCGAAGGTCTTGCCGCCGTTGGCCTCGCGCGCCTGCTTGCCAGTGCTGCCGGCGCTCGCATCGAGCGACATGGGCTTGAAGCCCTGCAGCTCGAGCGCGGCGCGGCGATCCGGGTTCAGCTCGTTGGTGACGCTCTTGGCGGGCGCCGCCTCGATCAGCAGCGCGCCATTGCCGGCCGTCGGCTCGTAGACGGTCGTCTGCGGCGTGATGCCTGCCAGGCGCGACGCGATGTAGGCCAGCGGTACCGGGGTCGAATAGGCCTGATCGCGCATGCTGGTCGACGTGCGCACCGACAGGTTCGGCTGCATCTCGTAGAGCTTCACGAGCTGGTCGTAGATTGCCTTCTCGCTACTGCCGTCGCGGCGGCCCTCGTCCACGATGTCGCGGGCGCGCATGACCACGCCCAGCTCGATCGCCTCGTCGGCGATCTTGGCCATCTCGGTGCCGGGCTGGATCGGCGCCCGCGTCACCTTCTCGGCGTGCTTCCGGGCCTGCAGGATCGTCTGGAATCCCTTGCCCTCGCTGAACGCCAGCCGGAAGGCGTCGGCGATGTCCTCGACCATGGACGACTCGCCGGTCTTCGCCTTGGGCGGTGCCGTCAACTGAGGCTGCGAGACGCCGCCGGTCGCATCGCCGTCCATGGCGCGGTCATAGCCGGCCATCCACGCCTCTGCTTCTTTCGCGCCCTTCTTGTTGAACAGCTCCGACGGCGGGATGCGCGGCTCGCCTCGGGCAAACGCCTTGGCGCCACGCGCCCGCATCTCGTCCAAGGGATCGGCGAACGCCGGCTTGTTGCTGGCCGCGAGGTTCGGCGGATCGCGGCGGTCGGCCTCATCGCGGTAGGCGTCGCGCTCGGACTGCATGACCGCGATCAACGGCATGCTGTCGCTGATCGGGCGGCTGGGGTCAGCGATCTTGCCCAGGCCGCCGAGCATCATCTTGGTCAGCGTCGTGGATGCCTCGCGCAGCTCCTCGACGCTCATCTTGTCAGCGAGATCGGAGAACGCTTCGGGGTTCAGCCCATCATACGCCCAGCTCGGCAGCTCGCCGCTCCGGATGATCTGGATGCTGCGGAACTTGTCTTCGGGCTTGCCGCTGGTCGCCACGCCGGAAACTGGCGCGACCGGGTTTTCGGCCTTTTCGGCTTTTTGATCGGGTTTTGATTCCGCCGGCGCTTCGGCGGGCGCGCGTGCTGTAATCGTTGGGGTTTCGGCCGTGGCGGTATTTGATCCGGCCGCGTCGATCTCGGCGGCCGTGCTCATGCCCTGCGCATCGAAGCCGGGATAATAGCGGATGGCCTCGTACCAGCCGCGCAGATACGGGCGCACCACCTCGCCGAGATCCGCGATCATCGCCTTGGTGTAGTCGGCCCACTTCCGGGCGCCGGCCTCGATGTGGAAGCCGGCCAGGGTGATGCCGTCCTGAACCGTCTCGGGGTCGATGCCGCTGTTGAGCTGCGAGCCAGACAGCTTGGCCTTCAGGCGGGCGCGCGCGGCGGCGGCCTTGTCGGCGGTGAAGACGGTGTTGCTGGCGCCCTTGGACGGCGCTGCCTTATTTTCGCCCTCCTGGGCGATGGCATCGAGTTTGGCGACGTTCTCGCGGCGCTGGCGCTCGCGATCATCCTCGACGGGCGGGGCGCTGGTCTCCAAGGCCTCGCGGCGGGTCTGGGCCGGCGTCGGCTTGCCGGGCATCAGATCGCGGATAGCCTTGTTGGCGGCCTCGTCATCGAGGTCCATGTAGTAGAAGTCTTCGACGGCGTTCGTGATGGCGTCAGGCTTCACGCCGACCTTGATAGCCTGCTCAATCAGCTTTCCGTCGAGGCGGTCGAACTTATTGGCGAGCGCCATCGCCTGATGATCGTGGGCATTGTTCGCCATAAAGAAGCCGTAGCTGAAGCCTTCCGGCGTCGCGCTGCGGGCGTTCTTGGTGCGCTGGCTCTTGCCACCATACTGCGACCACATCTTAGAGCCCTCGGTCGCCTCAACGGGCGCGACGGGCAGATCGGCGTTGAAGCGCCCCCAGATCAGCGTCTTCTTGGTGTAGCTATCGCCAAGATGGTTCGGGTCGAACGACAAGCGCCACGGCGGGAGGCCGCGGGGTTCTCGATCGCCCAGATCGACGGTTTGAAATACTCGATCGTGGCGAGCGTCTGATGCACGAGCTTCACGGATGCGACGGTGCGGCCATCCTCATCCTTGGCTGCGAAGTGCCTGGCGCCGGATGACGCGAAGTCGGTGCAGGGGCACGCGCCGAGAATAGCGTAGATGTCCATGCCATCGAAGTCGCCGAACCAATCGCTGAAGAACTCCGTTGAGAAGTTGTTGACGTCGCCAACCTCAGGATCGTTCTGGATGTCGAAGCGATAGACTTGATAGCCGGCCTCCTCCCATGGCTTCGACCATTCGCCGGTGTAGTCGAACAGCGAAAGAACAACTTTCTGACTGTTCTCGCTTCGGATGGCGTCGTTGTCGCCTTGAGCCTGCGCGTGCGCCTTCCACTCGGCGATGCGGGCGCGGGCCTGCTCGCGCGTCATCATTCCGTTGGCTTTGGCCTTGGTATCCAGCCGCACGATTTCGTTTTTCTTTGGCGGGTCGAACAGGTGCGTAATGGCCTCGCCATCTTGCGCCATCGACTGCTGCGCCGAATTGAACTCGGCGACGATCTGGCCTAGCTCACGGTCATCGACGCCTTGGACGTGTTCGGGCGCGGTCGCATTTGCCAGCGCCTCGCGCTTGGCCTTGATCGTGGCTAGACCGGCGCTCTTGGGCGGCTCGATGCCGCGCTCGATCGCGTCGACCTCGGCCTCCATCTTGGCGACGGCTGCCGGCACGTCGTCGAATAGCTGCGGCGCAGTCTGCGCCTCGTCGAACATGCCGCCGGCCTCGCGCTGCGGCTTGGTCGGGCGCAGGGGCTTGTCGGCGGCGCGCTCGGCCTGCTGCTTCTGGCCGATGCGCTCGGCGCCTGGAATGACGGTCTGCGGCTTGCCCTCAGCGCCGGGCTCTACCGCCGCTTCTTGGCCGCGATCTTCTCCAGCGCGCTCGCCAGTTGGCGCAGGCGCGGCCGGCTGTCCTTGTCCAGACCCGGATCCTTCATCGAGGCTTTCCGCAGGAAGGCTGCCGCCTTCTGCTTCTCCTGGCTCGTCATATGGCGGGAGGGAGAACTCATCGTCATTGCGCTCCTGTGCACGCTCGTTGATGTCGGCGATGGCGAGGCGGCTTTCCTCCTCCACCCAATACTCGATGGCCTCGGCCGCGCTGATGTTCTGCCCGGCCATCTGCTTCGCGACGTCGTCGATGGCGTCGGGGTTGAGCTTGATGTCCAGCTCGGCGGCGGCGGCGCGCACGGCCTGGCGATAGCCCTCGCCGCCGTCGTCGTCGCCACGCTGCGCCTGCTCGCGCTCGTCCTGCTTCTCGAGCACACGGAGCTGGTCGCCTCGGGCGTAGACCGGCTGGCCGGCGATGGTCTGCCGCATCTGCTCGATCAGCTCGTTCACGTCCATGCCGCCCGAGCCGTCGGTGGCGAACTGATAGCCGGCCTCGGCGGCCTGCTCCTGCAGCTCATCCCACGACAGGCCGTTGAGCCGGACGACGCGCCCGAAGCGCGGCAGGAACACGCGGTCGAGATCCTGCAGCTCGCGGGCCGCGCGCGGGTTCACGCCGCCGCGCGATGCCACGAACTGCAGGATGTTCAGCATCTCGAGCTTGTTCGGGCGCGAGAACCGGCCGGCCGGGGTCATGTCGATCGTGCCGGCGGCCGCCAGCCTCTGCATGACGGCGCGCACCGCCTCCGGGTCCGCGTCAATCTTCGGCGCGAGCTTGGCCGGGTTGAGCGACTGCCCGGGCTCCATGATGAAGCGGTTGAGGTCGCTGAACTGCTGCGCGGTCAGGCCGGCGCGAATCGGCGGCTGATAGCTGAACGGCTTGTCGGTCTTGCGGTTGGCGGCCCACTGCCGGAGCTGCGCGACGGAAACCGGGTTGACCGCGCCGATGCGGGTCTTGCCGCTGCCGTCGCTGAACGACGCCTCGTAGGTCTGCTGCGCCTGCTGCTCGCTGTCGAAGCCGGCGTAGACCTTGTGCTCGTCGAACTTGCCGGTCTTCGGGTCGATCTGGTCGACGACGAACGTCGCGCCCTTGGGGTTCGGTCCCAGGACGATGTCGATCGGGTCGCCGTCGGCGCCCTTGGTGTTCTTGATCTCGCCGTAGGGCGCGGGCGCCACGGCCGACCATGCGATGCCGTCGGGGCTGACACCGACGCGCTCCTCGCCCTGCTCCGTCTCCACGTCGATCTGGAAGCCGTTCCACTCGACGCGGCGCTTCACGGTCTTGCCGGCATCGATGTCCTGCTTCGTCGGCTGGATGACGAAGTTCTCGGCGCCGCGGTTCACATCCTCCGGCTCGCGGATGGAGATGGGCGCATCCGGCTCGCCGGTCTGCGCCTCGATGGACGGCAGGATGGTGCGCTTGCCCGCCTGATCGGGCGCGCTGACGATGCCGGCCGCCTCAAGCTGCTCGACCAGCCGGGCGGCGTCGTTGTAGCCGAGCCCCAGCTTGCGCTGGATCAGCGACGTCGAGCCCTTGCCGGCCTCGCGCACGATCTGCTCGGCCTGCTGCAGCGGGGTTTGCGGCGCGGCTGCGTCGGCGCCGACGGGCGCGGCAATGCCGGCGGCCTCAAGCCCTGCCGTGAACCGATCGGCGCGGCGCTCGGCGGCGTCCTTCTGCGTGGCGATGTCGGCCCGGATCTCGTCGGCCGAGCGCGGATCGTTCAGCAGGCCCTCGAGCTGGTCGCGCGTGCTCTCTCGCCCAGGCGGCGGGGCTTCCGGGTCGGCGCCGATGAAGTCGTCGGCCGGCATGGCGCCGGCAGGCAGGTCCGGCCGGCCCGGGACAGGCTGCGCGGGCGGGGCGCCCGGGATGTCAGGCAAGCCGGTGGTGTCGGGCGGGGGCAGCTCGCGCAGGCCCTGCTCGCCGGCCTGCTCCTGCCGCAGCAGGTTGGTCGCGGCCGAGCCGGCCACGCCAAAGCCCGCGCCCGACAGGCCGCCGACGGCCGTGGCTTCCAGCGTGCCTTCCGTCAGGCTGCGGTTCGGGTCGAAGGTCGAGCGCGCGATGGCGTTGCCGCCGACCGACTGGCCGAACTCCTGCGCCGACTCCTCCGCGCCGCCGACCGCGCCTTGCCGGATCACATTGCGGAAGCCCGGCACCTGCGCGGCCCAGCGCTCCATGGCGTTCGCGATCGGCAGCGCCTCTGTCGCGCCCAGCCCAAGGCCGCCGGCGAAGGCGAGCCACTTCTGCGTCTCGGTCGCGCCCTTGGCCTCAGCCTCGCGGTAGAGCTGCGACGCCTGCGGCAGAGCGCCGGCGATCATGGTGGTCGCGGTTGCGCCGAGGCCGAGCGCCTGACCGAGCGCGCCGGCCAGGAAGAAGCCGCCGGTGGAGCCGACGCCCTGCGCGAGCTGGCTGCCGAACTCGTCGGTGCGCGCGGCGTCCGGTCGGGCGATGCTGTTCGTCCACTGCTGGACGTCGCGCACCATGCTGTCGATGCGCGCCTTCGCCTCCGGCGTGTTCGCGATCTCCTTGGCGACGATGAGCCCGGCGTCGGCCATGCCGGCCGGGATGCCCACGATGCCGGCCGCCGCTGATTCGGCCGCGTTGCGCACGCCGTCCTGCGTCTGCGGCTGGGTCGTGATGAGCTTGCGCTGTTCCTTCTGCGCGGCGTCGAAGCTCGATCCTGCCCGCGCAATCTCGCGCTGGCGCACCATCTCGGCTTGCTGGATCGGATCGGCCGCGATCTCGTTCGGGCTGACCGGGACGGGACGGCCGGTGCGCCGCGCCTCGCCCTCGCGCTGCTCGCGCAGCATCTTGGTCAGCGGGTCTTCCTGAATGAACTCGGTGACCGGGGCCTGCCGCAAATCGGTGTCGACCTGCGAAAGCCGCGCGATTTCCGCGGCATTGGCTTCCTGCTCGGCCTTGCGCAGCTCGTAGGCGCGCGCGGGATCGGCGGCGCCCGTGCTCGCGCCGATCAGGCGGTCGAGCCCCTTGCCGCCGGTGCGCGACGTCGCGGCGTCCAGCTCGGCGACGGGGACCGTGACCGTGCCCAGGAGGGATGAAGGCGCTGATCCGGGGATCAGATCATCGAACAGACCGGAGGAGGCTTGCGGGCTCGACGACTCGGCTGGGGCTGCCGGGATCAAATCATCGAATAGCCCGGCCATTTAGAGCCCCTGCGGATTGATGCCCATCGCTGTCAAACGCTCTATCACCTTCGCGCGATCCGCGCCACGCGCGATGGCAGCTTTTGCATCGGCGATTGCGGTGGCCGCGTCCATGCGACCTTGCAGCTTGGGCGGGCCAGCCGGTGCCTGCCCCTGCAGCTCCGGGGCCAGCGGAGGCATGCTTGGCGGGATTGGCGCCTGCGGGAGGCTGGGGGCGGCCGGCGGCGCCATCGCGGGCGCGGCCGGCTTGCCGTTCCACGCATCCGACAGGAACCCGCCGACGCTCGACAGGAACCCCCTCGTGGCCGGGCCCGACTGCGCGGCCGGCGCCTCGCGCACGGTCGGAGCGGCGGGCCCGGGCGCAGGCGCGGCGGCTGCAGGCGGTGCGGCGGCGGGCGCGGATCCGCTCTGCACGCCGAGCGCTGCGGCCAGCTCGTTCGCATCGGTCTGCCCGGCCCGCTGCTTGATGACGCTCAACGTGCGCTGTGCGGCCTGTACGGCCTGCGTGTCGATCGCCTCGATTTCCTGCTGGCTGAGTTTCTTGAACCCGCCCGGGCCCTGCGCGTTCTTCACCAGCGTGTCGCGGCTCTTGTTGTAGAGCTGGGTCAGCAGAGTCGACGTGTTGCTCTTGCCCTCGTTCAGCAGCGCGAACGCCTCCTTCTCGTTCGCGGCGATGCCAGCCGACATCAGATATTGGACGTTCTGCTTGAGCGGCGTGGTGTTCTTGCTGTTGAGCCCGCTCGTCGTCGACGCAGGCGGGGCGCCCGGGACGTTGTATTTGAACGACGGGTCGCGCGCCTTGGCCGGATCCGCCTGGATGCCGGCGGAATACTGCTGGATGTATTTCTCCTGCATCGCCGGGTTGTCCGGGTGCCGCGCCTGCGCCTGCTCGACGATCTTCTTCATCGCGCCGCGCAGCTCGCGGTTCTGCAGGGTCGGCTTCAACTGATCGAGGGCTTCCGGCGTCATGCTCGGGATGCGGCCAAGGATGTCGAGCGCTTCGACCTCGCGGCCGTCCTCCGCCATGTTCAGCGCATCGATGAGCATCTGCACTTCGCCCTTCTCGGCCTGAACGCCTGAGAGGCGGCTCTGCGCATTGGCCGTTGCGACGCGCGCGGGCGCGGTCCTGACTGCGACCTCATTGTCGGCGTTCGTCGCGCCGATGCGGCTGCCGGTCGTGGCGGCCTTCTCGTTCAGCCCGATGCGGCGCTCCTGCACGCCGATCGGCGCCGTCTGGATCGTCGCGTTGTTCGTGGCGTTGGCGCTGCCGATTCGGCCGCCCTGCGTCTGCCGTGTCTCGTAGAGCCCTTCGCGCGCGACTTCGAGGTTGACCCCGCCGCTGTCTGCCGTGTTTTTCCGGATCTGGATGTCATACGGCACAGTCGCCTTGGCGACGTCGGCGGTGCTGACCTTGATGTCGGAATCGGCGCGCAGGCCGCGCAGCTTCGACGGCGCGGCCTCGAACGCAATCGAGTTGTCCAGCAGCTTCGCTTCGAGCGCGGCGGCGTCGGCGTTGGCCTTGTCGCGCCGCACCATGGCGGCGTTGAAGGCATCCAGCGCCGGATTGGACGTGATGTAGTCGACCATGTCTGCCGTCCCCTATCAGGAATACTTGCTGTCGCGAGCGCCCTGCACCTGCGTGTCGATCGCCTCTTTCTTCTGGCCAAGGTTGTAATCCTTGATCGCGCCAGCCACGAGCCCGCCGATCTCGCCGAAGGTCTGGCCGGAGATCTTGCCGTTGGCCGTCGTCGCGGATGCCTGGGCCTCGCCGCTCTTGACCGCAGCATCGGCCTGCGATTTGCCGGTACCGGAAATGATGCTGCCGACATTCGCCGCTGTGTTCGTGGTGATTGCGCCCTGGCCGGTCTGAGCCGCGCCGACGCGCCCGGCCTGCGTGTTGGCGATGCCTGCCACCTGCTGCGCCTGATCGCCGTAGACGCTCGACAGCATCGATCCACGATTGCTGGCGAGGTTGGCTTTGGCGCCGCCCGCGCCCGCGTAGATGGCGGCCATCTGCTGACCGCGCTCGGCCGCGGCGTTGGCCGCCTGCATGCCGGCGTTATTGTCGGTCGATGCCATGAGCCCGGCTGCCGACAGCGCAGCCGCCCGGTTGCGCGCCATGACGTCGTTGGTGAAGTCCGTTTCGGTCTTCTTGAACAGCGCGGCGGCGCTGCGCCCGGAGTTGCCGAAGCCCGATGCGACGATCGTGTTGCCGACATTGCGGCGCATGTCTTGGAGCTGGGCGCGCTGGTCCGGCGTCAGCGATTCCGGATCCGCCAGGACGGATCGCAAATACTGCATGCCGCCTTGGTTTTCGGTGCGCAGCCGGTTGAGCGCGGCCACCTGCTCGGCGTTGCCCTGATCGATCGCCGTGACCTGCTGGCCGGTGGCGGTGTCGATGATGCGGCCCGTCTCGTCATAGGCATAGTTGATCGCGCCAACGCGCGCGGCCGTGCCCTGATTGATCGCATCGGTCTGGTAAGCAGCCGAGTCGTCATAGGTTTTGATCGCCTTGTCGGAGTAGCCAAGGGCTTCTTGCCGCGCCTGCTCCAAGCCCGCGATTGCGCGCTCGTTGTAGGCTTTCTGCTCGGCTGCAGCTTGCGCTTGCGCAATCATCTGCAGCCGAGAAGCCTTGGCGTTGGCGTTCTGCGCCATCTGGCCGCCGATGAGCGACGTTGCGCCAGAGATAAGGGCGGGGGCGATGGCGGCGATCATGGTGACGGCTCCTTAGTCGAGCGCTTCGATCAGACAGAACCCAGCATGGACTTGAGCTGCGGCGCTCCACCTGCGCGCATGCCGGGCGGCCCGCCGAAGTTTGAGCGCCCGCTGTCGGCGCCAGGGATACCACCAGCCGAACCCTCGGCCTCCTGCGCTTCCAGCATGTCCAGCACATCGGCCATCTCGGGGAGGAGCTTCTTCCAGATCGGAATCGTCCTCGCATCCAAGGTGGCCGCGATCATGTCGCCCTCCTCGGGGGTGAGCTGTTCGGCGCGCTGCATGATGAGGCCGCGGATGTCGCCGCCGCCAGCGGACGAGCCATTTCCCACAGGCGGCATAGCCCCCCCCATGCCTTCCTCGTCGTCCTCGTAGTCCTCGTACATCGCCATGGCCTTCGCCCTCTCAGCTCATGCAATCGGTCGAAAACTCGCCGCCGATCTGGATCTGGCCGGTAGCCGCCGGCCCGGTATCAGTGAACCCGCATCGCTTCACCGCCATCCTGTGCATGGATGGAAGGTGACTGCATGTCCATATCACACCGCGAGCGCCGACGTGACGCCTGCCAATCTCGATCGCGGCCTTCATTGCGACCTCTGCGGAATGGAATGTCTCGCGCGGAGACATTGTCGGATCGCAGGAGGTGAACGCCACATAAGCCATGGCCGAGTTGTTGAGGTAGACAAAGCTGGCCGCCATCAGGCGCCCAGCCTCATTCTCGATCACCGCGCCTGTCGGCGGCAGCACATAGGCCGGCGGCGCGTCCATGCCGTTTGCGAGCCACCAATCGCGGATGGTGGCGTAATCGCGCTCGGCATCGTAATCGCGCAGCCTGTTCACGCCGGTTCCAGCTCCTCGGCCGGGGCGTCGGCCATCGCGGCGGGCTTGCAGCGATAGTAGGCAGCCTCCGTCTCGGCCAGCTCCTCGAGCCGGTCGACGTCAGCGTTCAGCGCCTCGAGCCGCTGCGCATGGGTCAGCACCTCGCCGCCGTCGACCTCCGAGAAGTCGGCCGAGATGTGCGTCGGCGTCATCATCAGATGGTTCTCGGACACGATCGGGTGCACGAACCCGTGGCGCTCCTCCGCCTGGCGGTTGAGGATCGACGAGCCGACGCGGACGAAGCGGCCGTCCTCGAAGACCGCATGGCTCGGCGTGACGCGCACGCCCTTGTATTCACGCAGATCGGTGGCCATCACGACGCCATGACCGAGCACCAGCCCGCCGAGCATGATCCGGTCGCCGTAGCGTAGATCCTGAACCGGCTTGATCGTGCCATCTTCCATGACGATCGGCGTGCCGGTCGCGTAGCAGATGCCGGCCATCTCCCACACGTTCTTCTTGTCGTTGCGGTAGAATACCTGGGGCTCCGGAGCGGGAGCCGGCTCAGGCGCGGGCGGCGGCGTGTAGACGGGCGGCGGCGCGGCGGGCGGCGGCGTATAGACCGGCGGCGGCGGGGCGACATCGGCGAGCTGAGAGACGGGCTGGGCCGGCGCGGGCGGCGGCGGCGGCGGCGGCGGGGTCGTCGGTTTGGCGCCAGCCTTCGCCGTGACCTTCGCGCCTTTGATGAGATTGCCCGTTGCCTCGTCGATCTCGCCGCCGACAAAGTTGGGCGTCTTGATGCCGGAGCTTCGCGCGGACGAGAGCCCGTAGGACTCTGCCTGACGAGGAGCGCCAAGGTCTTCGTTCGGGTTGCGCTGCAGTGCCATGTCTCAGTCCTCGACGGGTTGGAGCATCCAGTTGAACGTCACCGATTTGCCTGCGCCCGGCGCGGCAAAGACTTCTACCACAAAATTCGCGACGCCCTTAGTCACGCCCACGACGGTGAAGCTGTCGATCAGCGGCCCGCCGGCCCGGTCAACGGCTGAGACGACGATGTTGTAATTGGCGTTCGACAGCTCCGGGTCTAGATCGACGGACGCGGTGTCCGCGGTGTCGGCGATGACGAAGGAGCCACTGCGGACCGCCGCAACGTCGCTGTCGACCTTGTATTGTTCGAGCGCTTCCCAGGCGAGGTTGGCGGTCTTCTGCGCCCGCGCGATGGTCGTCTGCACGGGGTCCGGCAGGCTCGTGAAGCTGATGAGCCCGACCGTCTCCTGATAGCTGGGATCCAGCAAGCCGGATTCGACGACAGCCACCTCGTAGAACGACGCCGTCCAATCGCGGAGCCTGATGCTGTCCTGCTCATACTGGCCGGTGATTCGCGGCGGCTGCGGCGGGATCCGGCTGGCAGAGCGGGCGACGAAATCGCCATTGGCATCAAGGTCGGCCATCGATTAATGCCCCAATGGCACGGTCTGGATCTCGGCCCGAATCAGGTCGACGGGGACATTGTCCGTCACGCTGATCTCGAACTGAAAATCGTTGCCGTTGCCGAACTGGCCAAACTCGATGAATGGCTTGCGCTGCCCTGCCTTGCCCATGCCCTTGCGCTTCCACGGGCCGAACGGGTTGCCGTCTCGACTGCAGCGCACGCCGATCTCGCCCTCGAAGGTGTTGGTGCCGCGCCCGCGACCGATCTGCAGCCGGAAGCCGCTCACCTGCACGCTGTCGCCCTGGGTGGTGTGCCCGGTCCTGACCAGCCAGCGCTGGATGTCCGTGCCCTGCCGGTACTGGTCGAGCGTGATCTCGTAGATCTTGCCCTCGCCGCCGACGAAGTAGCGGTTCCAGATCTGCCAATGCGACCAGCCGCGCCAGCGCGTCGGGGTGCCGTCATCCGCATTGAAGTCGAACAGCTCGGACCATTTGTTCGCCTTGTAGTCGTAGAGGAGCGTGATGCCCTCAGTGCCATAGGCGTTGATGGCATACGGCGCCTGCAGCACGATGAATTTCTGGCCCAGGATGTTCAGCGGCTTGTCGGGGTAGCCGCCGATCCATGCGTCGCGCCAATCCGTGATCTGTTCGAGCATGCGGCCGATCGACGAGGATTTTGCCTCGGAGATCTGGCCGGAGCTGCGGACAAACTCGTATTGCGCGTTGATGAGCCAGATGGCGTTGTCGGCAAAGACGAGGCAGTAGGGCGCCGCCACGCCGTCGCCGATGGCCCATCGCCGAAAGAACGGGTTATCGCCGCTCTGCACGCGCTCGAACTGCTCGATCGATTTTGCGCCGCCCAGCATGATCTCGCGGAACGGCGTGACGATCGTGGTCGTGATCGGGTCGGGGTTGCCGTCGACAAGCTGAACGTTCAGCGGATCCCACTGGTCCGGCGCGTTCGGGCTCGAATAGAGGAACTGCCCGGAATTCAGCTCGGGCGCGATCGTGTAGCCGTCGATCCACGCGACATGGCTGGCAAGCGGCGCGTTCTCGGACAGCACCTCGGTCTTCTCGTTGCGCAGCCGGATGATCTGGCTGCCGGCGGCCATCAGCAGCTCGGTGTCGGTGAGCTGGAAAATGACGCGGCGCCCGCCGCTGACGGCCGTGCCTGTGACGTCGGTCACGTCGCCGCTGCGGTTGATCCGGTAGACGCGCCCCTTGCTGGTGGCAGCAATCATGTCGCCGTTCAGCTCGTGTAGATAGACGCGGCCGTTGTCGGCCAGGCTGCAGAAATCCCGCAGGCCCGGGAAGCGGGTGTGGCCGCCTAGCTCGTTGATGAACCCGTTCTCGATCGCCACCTGATAGCCGGTGACCGCATCCTCATCGAGGTTGCGGAACAGCTCACGGTCGAGCGGCAGCTTGGTCCACTGCTCAGCCAATGCTGGTCACTCCGACATCGCAATTCCATTCGACGGTCTGCGAGCTGGCGCCAGTCACGCGCAGCTCGATCTCGGGACCGTTAGCGACAAAGGTCGCATCCCAGCCGGCATCGGTTTCTTGCGCGGCGCGGATTGCCGTGACCGAGCCGACAAGCGCAGCGTTCGATGTGCTCTGCGTCCCGTTGGCCACGGCCGCGCCTGTCGCGCCATCGGTAATCGCTTCGTTATCGAGGAAGGTGCCGATGACGTCCTGCAGCGTGAGCGAGCCTGTCGTGCCGGAGTCCGAGTCGGCCACGATGCGACCGCTCGCGCCCGACGTGCCGCCGGTGAGGATGTTGCCGACCGTGAAGTTGGCGGTCTGCGAGTCATATGCCAGCGTTGCGCCGGGCCGGCCGGCCGAGACGGCAATGTGGTAAAAGCCGGTGTTGGTGCCGTTGCGCTGGCGCCCGGCTACCTTGGCCTCAAGATAGACGCGCTGCCCGCTATCGAGCGAGATCGACCATGCCTTTGTCGCAGCGTTGCCGGTGGTCAGCCCGCTCGACACACCTTGGTTCGTGGTCTTCTTTCGCAGCCAGGCCGTCGTGATGCCGGCCAGCGTAACAAGCCCGTCCTCCTGACAGTCGAGTGCCAGCACGTTGTTCTGCGGCGCGGTCAGCGTGATGTCGACATCGCTGAAATTGATGCCTTCGAAGATGATGTCTTCAAGCCGGCCGCGCAGCTCGATCTCGCCGCCGACCATGCTGCCGCCGTTGGCATGGAAGCCGATCACGGTGCTGTCGTCGTCGGCGGGCGTGTCGTCGTCCAGATCGAGGTTGATCGTGTTCCCGGTCCAGATGGGATTGCGCAGCACGGTATCGCGGTTGCCGCGCCCGCGCAGCGCGGTCCCGGTGTTGCTGTCAAAGGTCAGGCTGTCGAGCGTGTTGTCGCGCACCGCCCGGTCGACGTATTCGAGGTTGATGCCGGTGGTGGTGCAGAGCGAGATCACGCCGCCCGACCAGCGGTTGCCAGCAAACGGCTCGCCCAGGCCGGTGTTGCCGGCGTCGAGATCGCCCAGCAGATCCGCGCCGGTGACGCACTGCTCGATGCTGAACGTCTGCCAGTCGTTGCGCTGGCCGCCGCGAAGCCGCAGCCCGGTCTGAAACCGCTTGATCTTGCAGCGCTCGAAGACGGTGTCGTCGATCGCAACGCCGTAGACGCCGATCGACAGATTGACCAGCGACACGCCGTCCAGCGTCATGTCGACGAAGCCGCAGCGCGGGCCGCCCAGCGAGACGAAGACGCCCGCGGTGGTGCTCTGCAGGATGGTGACGCCCTCGCCCACGCCCAGCAGCTTGACGCCGGCCGGCAGGGTGAAAGCGTTGAGCGTGTAGGTGCCGGCCGGGATCCGCACATAGCCTGCGCCGTCGGCTGCTGCGGCGCCGGTGGCGGCCTGCAGACTGGCCGTGTTGGTCGCGGCCGATGCGCCAACCGAGCCGACCGGCAGGAACTCGCCATAGTCCTGCACGTCGATCAGGCGCGCGAATCGCTCTGCCAGGGTGAACAGCTCCGTCCCGCCGTCGACCGTGGACACCGACAGGCTGACGTTTTCGCTGGTGAGGGTGTTGAGCCCGGGCCGCTGGATTCCGGTCTGGTCCACGCTGTCGATGACAAGCTGGTAAGCCTGCTCGGTGTAGAGCGAGGCCGCCCATTTCCCGTACTCGATGTCATCGAGGTTGCGCGTCAGCAGCGTTTGCGGATTGGCCGCCACATCGGTCAGATCTTCGTCCAAGAAAACGTCAGCGAGCGTGTTCGTGTTGGCGCGCACGATCCGCACCGACGCCCCGCCATAGCCGGGCTGCCAGATGTCGAAAGCGTCGATGCGGGTGACGGGCATGTGGGCGGTTCCTCAGAACTCGGCGATGATGGCGTCGACGGCCGCGAGCAGATCGGTCGCATTGCCGGCAGCGTCGATGCGAGGATCGGACGGCGCGTCGCGCAGCTTCTGCGCCTTGAGCTTGACCTCGGCGCGACGAACAGCGTCCTCGTCG